TGGTGAAACTCCTGTAAATTGTGGATTTTCTATTGGTATTACATCAGAAGAATGTAGTGGAACTATAACTCAAATTCCAAACTTTGAAGGAGCATTCGTAACCGACGGAATCGACGACCTGATTACTTCCACCAAAACCGTACAGGAGATGGGTATTACTGATGAGGTTACTGTTGTTAGTATGATTCATCAGATAGATTTAAATTCTACATATACCATAGCAACTACTAATTATATAGAAAATAGTAATTCCAGAGAACACGTTAGAAGCGATGTTTATAATTACGGTAAAACTGGGATATACGGTTATAGTGCGTCATTAATTAATAATACTAAATCTGATATAAAAAACATATTAGGAGATGAAGCAGATTATTATGTTAAGTCAACTAATAGTTTACAAACAATATTTGATGCTAAATTCAGTGTTGTAGGAAGAATTAGTGAATTAACCGAAGCAAGTCAAGTCGCTTGGTACTGGACAATCATCGCCAACAAGGTGCTGACTACCGACCAAATCAACCAAATAATCGCCTACTTCAACTTGGATAGAACTCTTAAACCTGATATATTATGTAATATAGGTAAGCAAGGTATTACTAATGATAATCATGCAGAGTTTAATGATAAACTTATTGATTACAGTGGTAATGGCAGAGATATTCAAATGAATAATCTAGCTTGGAAAGGCGGTAGTGGTATTGCAGCTAAACAATACGAAACATTTAAAGATTGGACTTCTGAATCTTCTTCAACTTCAATAATAACACAAATAGATGAATTTACTAGAATTGTAGAATCTACTACAAATGGTTATTGGGTAAGTAGAATAAGAAGAGATTCTGATTTAAATAAGGTATATGATGCTATAAATGTTTATCTTTATCAAGATAATAATTTCTTAGTACACGAATGTAAATATGAAGTAGATGGAATAAAGTATGCTATTCCTATAAATGAATCAGTTGGAAAAGGTTATCATAAGTTAGAAATGTATACTAAAGATAGATATACAGAACTTCCTGAAAATGCAGAAAATATTGTTCTATCAGAATGGTATTTTCCAAAGTCAACAAAAGGTTCTATAAAATATAGTGTTATTCCTAGTTATAAAGGAGGTATTCTATTAGACGGAATAAATGACTTCGGTAAGGTGACAGGGATGCCAATTTACAAGGATTATACTATTATTGCTGATTATGAAAGATTTTATTTAGAACCAATTACAGGAGGTCGAGCATCTATTCTTTCTAAATCTTCTAAAGTTGAAGATGGTTCTTTTATTTTTAATTTAGAAGACCAAGACGGAGGTAAAGCGTGTTATACATTTGGAGGAGCTAATGGTAATATATCCGATGATATAACAAGAATTATTCGTTATCAAAGTAAGTATTATAATACTAAAACATTAAGTATTGGTACAGCAGAAGATAATGATTTTATGGTTCTTGGAAAAGTTCGTGAAGTAGATAGTAGATATTTCTATGGAGCTATCTATTCTCTCATGACTTTCCCTTATAGCATGTCCGAGTTCTTGATAGAGCGTCAGCTAAAGAAGTATAAGCTAGGTACGCTGTATCCGAATATGGTGGAGTTTAGACCTATTATTAAAAGCAATGTTAACTATCAAGATATTATTTTTAGAAATACTAGTACCGGAGAAAACTTAATAGTAGGTCAATATTACAACTTAGAATCAATTTCGATATATGTAAAGCCTTTATATTACGAAGAAGTTAGTACTATTAAAGTAAATAATATAAATGCAGAATTTAATAGCTATGATAAAAATACTGGTTATTATAGATTTGATTGTATAGTTACTAAGTCTCCACAGAAGATGCAATAGGAGAAACATTAGTGTATCTAGGTAATGGTACTCACGAATTAGCTAAATCGTTTGCTCCAACAGAAGCATTGTTAAATTTAACTCGTAATGCTTGGGTAGGAATATTTATTACTCCTATGGTAGAAGGTGAAGTAGTTTTCGATTGTGATATTACTATTGAAGTTCTTCCTGAATATGAAAATGGTTTAGCTTACGATGGAGTATCTGATTTTACTAACAATAAGAATATTTCTATACTTACAGACTTCACGTTCATTATTAAAAGAGAAATATTGGGTTTAGAAACCAATGAGTCAATGTTAGTAATTAAAGGAGATAAAGTATATAATAACGGAATTGGAAATGCTTTTATATTAGAAAATAATAGTAATGGTGTAAATTATGTTCATAGTTATGGTAAATTAAATCGGATAAAACGAGACGATTCTAAGATTATTTATTTAACTCCTGAAAGTTATAATGGTAATCCTATTATAAAAGGTGAAAATGGAGATAATCTAGGATTAGTACTTAGTAGACATTGGAGAGGAATAATCTATAAAACAATTCTATATTCCAAAACTATGTCGTTACTAGAAATTAACTTCCTAAAGAATCTAATGGAGAGAGACGAAATAATTGATTTAAATAACCCAATATTTATACAAGAATGAAGAAATGAAAATAATGCCTTATAAACTACTCAAGATAGTTTATATAATACTTGCTATAATTGCAGTAGTTATGTATACATTAAGTTTAATATTTAATATTTAAAGATTATGATTGATTACATTGTGTTTCCTATTGCTGATATAGATGAAGAGAAGTCAGCAAAGATTGATGAACTTAATTTAGTTCCTCGTAGTAATGTTAGTAAAGACAAAGTATTGATGAAGTGCCAACATTATAAAGAAGTGTTTCCTGAAAAAGTAACTAGAACAGTTACTACTGATGAAGAAGGATTGGAAATTATTAGTATTGAATATCCTTATGAAACTTATTCTAATGAAGCACTTGCTACTTTATTGTCAAGTCCTGAATGGAATTTTAAAGAAGATGAGGTAATAGAAGATTCCCCCATAGAGGAATGACATTACTTTTATTGCTTAACTCTAAGCCCTGCTTATAACAAGTAGGGCTTTATTTTATTCATACGATACCTAACTTTTAATAAAATTATTACTTATGGCTAAAATAGATTAATGGTCGAACTTCTTATATTATCCTTTGTTATGAGTGTATAGTGGCTACTATAAGATATTCTTAATTTATTAGTAATTGAAAAAGTTAAAGTCGTTCCCGAAGGTTATAATGGTGCAGGGATGGACGGCTATGGTCGCCGTGATGTTAACGGTAAAGCTAATGCAGGTCTTACGCTTGGTATTATCGGTACTGCTCTTGGAGCTTGGGCTTTATTTGGTAATCGTCGTTCTGCTGGTGTTCTCGGAACTGGTGCAGGTCTTATGGGAGACGGTTCTACAAACATTAATGTAGTTGGTGCAGGAATGGGAAGTGCTGGTGCTCCTACTGCTTTCCAAGCATGGAGTAAGTCTTGTGAAGATACTCTTGCTTTGCAGGGTGGTTTGTATCAGTGGGCTTTAACTCAACAGAGCCAACGCTTCCAAGACCGTCAGGTAATAGACAGCGAAATGTTCGGTTTGTATAAGTCACAAATTGATGCAGACTTCTTGCTGTACAAGGGAAACCGTGATAACTACGATTCTCTTAAAGCAGAGATTAGCGACCTTAAAACGCAAGTTGCTGTTAGTGCTGCTATCCGTCCTTATCAGGATAAACTTATCCAGTGCGAAATCGAAAGAGCGTTCACCGCAGGTATCAATTATGTCGATAAAAAGACTTGTAATGTTATCTATGGTGTTACTTGTCTACCTAATGAGCCTACTACAACAGGTCTTGTTGGTAGAAATGCCAATGGTTGTCTACCGTGCGGATTTACTCAAACTGCTAGTACTCCTGCTACATAATATTACTAATCAATTAAAGAATAAGTTATGTTACCTATTAATCAAGTTATACTGGGAGGAGCAGACCCTCTATTAAATACTGGAAGTCTTACAGACCAAATCCAATATTTAGAAGAACAGAAGCGACTTATTGAAGCTAGGCAAAGACAGATTCAACAAGCTGCTAATGGACAACAAACTTTACAACAATCAAAGATAAACTAGAAGATGAAGTAGAAGTTGCTGATGTTTATGTAGCTATTAATGCTCAATATCACGACTACTGCGAACTATTCGAGAAGTGGTTCGGAAAAGGAAACTTTGACGATATGATATTCGAGAGTGCTATCAGCTTTTGGTTTGATGATGTAGACTTCGGAGAAGATAAACTCTGGAAATACTTTAATGAATTAAAGTAATACAAGCTCTGTTATATTCCTAAAGAGAGATTACTAAATAATAGTAGTCTCTCTTTTCTTTTTAAAATAAAATCCTATATTTACATCTGTAATATAAAACTTAATGCTTATGGGAATATTTGTTAAAGTGTTGTTTGTAACTATAATAGCTATTACTATTATAGTATTCGCATGGAAAGAGATTACTACTATTCTTCCTGTGAAAGTTGTATCTTATGTAAAGATAGCAGGTGTGCTATTAAGTGTTATTCTAGGTACTCTATTATTCTTATTGTAATATGGACTTCGGGAATATACTTAATGAAATTCTACGTACTACTGCTACTAGTTTCGATTTTGCATTTGTTATCTGTGTTAATGTATTAGCATATCTAGTAATTAAACTAGTTGACAAACTTAATGGAGATAAAGTAGTAAGTACTTGGAATAAAAGAGTGATAACTCTTGTGTGTGCTGTATTAATGGGAATAATATACTTCTCATTAAAGTTAGGTGATGTTAAGGTAGTACTTAATTCTATTATTCTTAGCTTCGTATTTTGGAGCTGGATTATGAAGCCAATATTGGCGTTCTTCAATATAGACTATCGAAAGTTTATAGAACTTGAAGATAATGAACCTAATCAATATCCAAAGTAAGTACTATTAGTAAGATTAACAAGTGAGAGTCGACTAGAGATAGTCGGCTCTTTCAGTATACACGCTCCTTTATGGGGGAATAAAAAGTATGTCCCACCTTCCTACGCTTTCATAGAAGCTCACCATAGGACTTTAGTACCTTTCCTTAACTTACTATTATCCGACAGTATTGCGTGCCACCACGAGCCTTAAAATGCGTCACGTGTATAAAAATGTTTACAATGCGAACGCTTGTAAGCTAGATAGTAAGCTAGATAATAGTGTTGAATCAAAATTATTAATAAAAGTCTTGTTAATACCAATATAATAACTATATTTGTTATGATACTAATTCAAAAACAAAAGTAATATGGCTTCATTAAATCAAATTGTATCTGAAATAGCTCATGCTATTCATCAGCCTAATAACTTTACTACGAGACAAACTATTCGTAGTGCGGTTATTCATACATTCAATGAACAGATAAGACAGACTTATGAGCGTCATGCTAATGTCGATAAGATATTAATGCAGAGATATAGGATAAGTCTTATTAATATTCCTGACGGAGATATATTTCAAAGTCTTGTAAGTACGAAGTATAAAGTTAAAAGAAGCAAGACTAGAATACCTAGACCAGTTCGTCTTGATAATAATCTTCCTTTTGTTAGTGTTCGTACTGTTGGTTATGATAATATGGCTATTCCTTTTATTAAAGAAGTAAATGCTCAATTTTATAAAGCATTGCCAGGAATGTGTACTAGTCTAAGTTATGATTATATCAATGGTTATCTATATGTTAATAGCAATGGTAATCCTTTGATTGAACCGCTAGGACATATTGTTATTGAATCGCCTTTTGAAATACCTACTGAAATACCTGTTGAAACAACAGAAGGAGTTGAATCTAACTTCGATAATGATGATGAGTTTATCATTCCCGAAGATATGGTAGAACGAATCAAAGATGTAATCTATAAACGTAATCTACTTAATGTAGAGAGAGTAACTAATGAAGTCCCAGTTAAGGATGATATAAATAAACAACAAATAGAGTATAATTATGGCTAGCGGTGAAAGATACGACCACAGAAATATGTATACTAGTTTTATAAAGACAGCCGAAGAGGATTATGTTCTCGTGTCTGAAAAGATAGCTAGATACAAATCTTTATTATATAAAATCAAATATTCTATTGAACAGAATAGAAATGCTATTGAAGCTATATTTGATGTATGTGTCTATAACTATTGGGAATGGAATACTGACGAACTAGATGTTGATAGAAAGATGGAGACAGCAATAGATGCTAAGTTCGTCAAATTCGATTCTTCTAAACAATTAAGATACGGTAATATATATCGTAACTTAAAACAATACTTTAGAGTACTTCGTAAAATAAAAGAATATGAGATAAGACAGCAGAGAATTAAACATCGTAAGAACATTACTCGTCCTCAATACGAAGCCTATTGCAAGTTATTCTTTAGAGAAGTATCTAAAGAAGTTCTAAGAGGAAAAGTTTATAAGTTTGAAAAGAGACTTGGTTGTCTTATCATAGAAAGAGTTATAGTTAGAGATAGTTTTACCACTGCTGATGGAAAAGTTGTTAAGCTCAAAAAAGTAATTGACTATTATAAAACAGAACTAAACAAAAGAAATCTTCTTGCACAAGGACTTATTCCTTATAATAAGAAAGACCATGCAGTAGCCTTACTAAGAGGTGAGAAATACGAAGGAATTAAATATGTGGAGTATCTTGATAATCCTTATTATTGTAAGTTACTTATGATTGATGGTACAATTAAGAATAGACCATTATTTAAATTCTATGGAACAAACCTTCACATGAAACGTAGTAATGATGATATACTATCTGAATGTAAGACTGTTGAAGATATTATTAATGTTGATACTGATATTAATAATCGTCTTTCTTTAATTAACAAATTTGACCCAAGTTACACTATAAAATATATTAGAAATAATGAACAAAGAGCTATCTTCCGTAGAAACTATTATCGCAAGACTTGATAATGATTTCAATATTATGAGTAGCGATTATATACCTAGAGTTGGTGCTTGGTGTATAGATGCTATGAATGAAATGGGTATTCTTCAATATGAAGAAAAGGAAACTACTATTGAAGTTGTTGATAGAGCTGCTTATTTCCCATGTTGTATGAACGCATTTAAAGTGTATGCAGACGGGTGTGAGGTTTCCCCCATAAAGAAAGGAAACTGTGGTTGTTCTTCAGGTACTACTGAATACTTCACTCAAGACCGAGAGAAATCTAGGGAACGAGAAAGTAAGCGTACTGTTGAAGTAGACCCTGAAAGCTATGAAGGACGTAATTACGTTTATCTTCGTGACGCTAATGCTATTCAATTAAACTTTGATACAGATGTTGTTAAAGTATCCTATCTTACAGTTAAGACTGTATATAGTGATACTTTTCATTGTAATATTCCTGTTATACCTGATAACGGAAAACTTATCGAAGCTCTTGAATGGTTTTGTATGTGGAAGTTACTAAGTAGAGGACTTAAACATCAAGTATATTCTCTACAAGGTGCTATGCCAGTTAATCCTTATTTATTATGGAGAGATTCTCGTGACAGAGCAAGAGCTTCTGTTATTAATGAAAATCAAGATGCTAATGCCTATAAAGGTTGGGCGTCGTTCTTTTATAATGCAACATTTAGACCTAGAGACTAATGGAGATAGTTAAGGAGTTAAACAAAGACGGAGGTTATGAATCCATTAAGAATGGTTCAATGACCCATGCTGTTAATGCTATGGTTTCTCGTGACGGTAATTCTATTCAAAACGAACAGTCAATCGAGACAATTATAACATTAAGTGAAAATGAAGAGATAGTCGGTGTTATCTCTTGCTCTGATGAAATAGTCATCTTTACTAATAATAGTAAGATTAGAAGATATAAAGAATCTACTAAGGCTATTACGGAAGTTGCTACTAATTGGAATTATCAAGGCGGTAAAGTTATAGGTACATATAGCTATAATGTGAATAATGAATTAATTGTTGCTATTACTGAACTTAATTCTGATGAAGAAGTTCCATTAAAGATAATTAATCTTAATAAACCTAATTACCTAGAAGGTGGAAGCGATACTAAATATACATTAGTTTCTAATATTCCTAAGACTAATCTTAATAATTCTAAGTTAGTATCAGGTAGTGCTATCTATAAAGGAATATATAATTTCTTTATTAGATATAAAGAAGGAAGTGATTATACTGGCTGGTTTCCTATTGGAACTCCTGTATTAGTATGGGATAAAGGAAATCAAACTACTATTGAAGATAATAGTTTTGGTTATGATGACAGTAGCGGTAATCTCCCTGTTAACTATAAGATAGGAAACTTTACTTTTAAAGAAGATACTAATCTAAATACTGAAAAGGTAAATTTAAATATCGAACTAGGGTTACAAATAGATAATTCAGGTCTTAATTATACAGCTTATCAAATAGGTTATATAATTAATACTCAAAAGGGAGATACTAAAGTATATAATACTTCTGACATAGATATTAAAACTAGTAGAATCACAATAGACGATGTTTATAACGAAACATTTAGTTTAGATGATATTACTAGTTCTTTCTTTAATCTATATAATGTAAAAACCTTATGTAACTATAACAATAGATTGTATGTAGCTAACTATAAGGAAGAAAACATTAATAGTCTTGTAAGTTCTATTGATACTAGTAATATACAAGTTCGAGTTAAAGATTTTATCGGAAATAAATCTATAATGAGACGTAGTGTTACTAGAGCTGCAACTTCGTCAATAGTTAATAATCCTAGAACGTTTAATATTAATAAAGGATATGTAGTGACTATTAAAGGACGTGCTTATGGTGACGGTAGTGAATATAAAGAAGTTACTAGAAAGTTCTTCCTTACTCGTATTGGTAAGAATAGTTACGGTACTTATTGTTTAATGATTTCATCCCAAGACTTTATTAGAGCTTTCTATAAAAATAGTAATTATGATAGTCATACTACTCCATTCTATGTTTCTTATCAAGATGCAAATAATTTATATGAAGCTGCTACTGCCGTAGTTGTTAAACCTGATGATAAAAATTGGTATATATTAGAATTTAGTAGATACGGAAGTACTTACTATGATGAGATATATCCTGATAAATATTCTAGTATAGTACGTTTAGGATTCGTAAGTCATCCTTACGTAAGATATGGGCGTACTAATGATTTGCTTACTAATACTTCTTATAGTGCTCCTAATATTCAAAGAAAGTTTAATACTGACTTTAAAGTAGTATCAATTGAAGAATTTGACTTAAATATAGATACTAAAGAAATTATCGAGCCTATGTGGTTTTACTTAGGAGATGTTACTATTGGAGAAGAAACATATAAATTAAAATACGACCATTATAATCCTGTTGACTTTTATTATAAAATATACGATATGTCTACTGGAAGTCCTGTTGATAAAGGAATGAAATTTAGACGTTCTTTTCAAACAGCTTATGTGGACTATGGAGGAGTATTAGATATTATTAAAGCTAAGTTTCCTAATTCAACTATATATACTATTAATGAATATGAAACAATTAATCCTACGGGAGCAATAAATGATGTTAAGACACAAGCTGAAGGAGGATTAACCGAAGGAGATGAACTTAGAATTGCATATGATGTATCTAAGAATAAGTTTATGTTTGCTACTAAATATAGTAAAGTAGACGATAGTTATTGGCATCGTAGAGAAGATGCTATTTTAATTATTAATAGTGAAGGCGAAACTAGTAGACATACAATAGATGAATTATTTCCTAATCTATCTGTTAATTTCAACAATGAAAATAAATCTACACAAGATTTAATTAACGAAATTGAAGGAATACATAAAACAGTATATAAATGGAAAGTAGATAGAGAACCAACAGATGACGATTTCAATATTGATGAAAGTTATACTGTTGACTTTAATGTTATAAGTAGTCTTAATGCAAATTTAAGTTCTACTAAAACATTTACTGACTTAAAGGCTTATCCTGTTGGTTATATTAAAGAAACAGTAGAAGAAGAGAATCAAACTATTATAACTGCCGAGAAAGAGTTCATGATAGTTATTCCATTTATAAATTATCTAAGGACTGTTTCTACTTATGATTACACAGGTGATGAAGATTATACTATTTATGATAGAGTAAGTGTTGAAAGGACTAAAGTCTATGAAGGAGTATTAGATAACTTATATATTTGTTTCCAAAAGAATAAGAAGTTTAATCTTGACGGAATTAGTAATTATGACGGTTTACTTCTTGATATTCCTACTTTTGGTAAAGACAATGTATTAGCAATAAGCGAAGGTGGTATTCGTTCTAGTGGTAGCGAGTTTCTTGAATTACATAATAATGATAAGTATTATAAAGAACTTCGTGTTGGTGGTCCTGAAGGAGATTATATTAGTTATTCTTTCGGATTTGCTTCTCCTAAGATATTGGATAGTGAAACTAAACCTGAAGATACAGAATTTTATTCAGATAGTGCTAAGTATGCAATTAATCAATGTGTATATAACTTCTTTGTACATTATGTATATCCTAATGGTAATATTACTGACGGTATTAATATTCCTAATACTATGAGTTATTCAGAGACTATTAGTTTAGGTACAGCTAATGAAGGCAATACAGCACTAACAATGAATATAAATGAAGACACTCTAATATCTGATATTAAGACTAAGTTCGATGCTTATAAAAGTCAATATGGTAATATTAATACTAATAATGCACATGATGTAGTTAATATATTTGATAGTATTAGTAATGTAAGATTCTGTAATATATTTCCTAAATATAATTCTAATGGTATTGCTCTTTATAAAAACAATAATGGCAATCGTATGTTTAGAGGAACTAGAAATCCTAGTTACAGAGGAATTCATCAGATAGAATTCTTATTTGACAACATACCTATGAGAAAAGAGTTCGTAGGATATTTTATATCTTATGAAAAGACAGAACCTATATTAGTTAGTGAAGGTGTTCCTGTACGTAGAGATGATGATTTTAATACTGCATTTAATGAACAAGTTAATAATATTCGTTTCTATTATCCTGAATTTGATATTATAAAGAAGTCAGGTGCTGGTAATATATTTATTACCGATAGTCGTTATACTATGGGTGATGCTTATAAAGGTCCTATGTTTACTGACTATTATAGTAGTGATACTGATTCTAATCAATCTCGTCCTTCAGAAGAATTTGGAGATATTAGAGCTGTTAAAAGCTCTACTATTATAATGGCTGACAGCAAAGATGATAATAATGCAGGTAGAGAAGCTGTTGTTAATCTTGTTTTGAATAAGTCATTAAAGTTAGGATTCTATACTGCAAATGGTAGAGGTTATGTAAATAGCTTATTACTTAATATAAGTGATAACTTATATATGTCGGAGAATAAAGACCTTATTCCACTTGGCTATATTAAGTATGTTGGTTCAACAGGAGATATTTATAATTATGGTTATGAAGATTATATCTATAATTATAATTATTACTTTATGACAGCATGTGTTTATGCATTTAATCGTAATGGTGTATACTATGATACTACTGACCCAATACCTAAAAAAGCTACGGATAATACTAATCTTTATCCTAATTTCCCTAGAGTACATTGGGATAGTGAAAGAGTAGGTAATACTCCTATAAGTAGAATAATTCTTAATTATTATTCGCTATATCCATTATTTGCTAAAACTATTAAAACAGCTCCTGATGAAAGATACTATACTATTCATACTGATAATAATTCTTTCGTTCAGAATGTTCGTATGATTCATCTATTACCTACTACTATCAATGATACATTTGAAATAAGTAGTATGTATCTTGATTATGCAGGTAAGAAATTCATTAATTATAATGAATTATTATATAGTAACTTTGTTACAGAATACCGTCAAACTATTCGTAGAAGCGATGTTATTAGTGATGAATCAGTAGAGAATAAATGGCGAATATTTAGACCTAATGCTTATAAGATAATTAGCGAAAATAAAGGTGATATCATTAACATTATTGGTATTGGCACTTATCTTATAGCTCATTGCGAACATTCAATGTTTATCTTTAATAGAGATAATACGCTTTATACTAAAGACAAAGATGTTCAAATGTTAATGCCTGATGCTTTTGATATTGATTATCAAGAGGTATTTACTAGTGAAAAAGGATATGGTGGTCTACAAGATTTTGAAGCATACGTATGTAATGAAGCTGGCTATATATTCTTAGACAGAAGTAAGAAGAGGTTATATAGATTTGATGAGAAGAATCTAAATGACTTAGGTGACGGAGTACAGTCTATATTAGATGAGTATTTAACTAGTAATACTCAAATACTAATGGGAATGGATAAGGAGAATAATCGGTTGATTTGCTCCTTTATGGGGGATGTTTCAGACTTTACCCTTAGTTACAATTTCGTCACTAATACTTGGATAAGTGTACATACTTATTTATGTAGAGGATTTTATAATACAAAAACTAATTTGTATATTAGTTCCTTCAACAAGAAGAATATTATAGGTCAATTAGGATTTGTAAAGCCTTTGAGTTATCTTAAATATAAAGACTTTGAGATAGCCGCTAATAAGAATCCTTTCTATGTAGGAGACAATAATAATACTATGGTAGTCGATGTATTATTCAATCTTGAATACGATACTATTAAAGTACTTAACTACATAAGTTATGACTTATATAAAGCTAACGACATTAACTTTGCAGGTAATAAGATACTATTGTTTAGTAATACTTCGATAAGTAGACTTGAAGATATTACTGTTAATGAACGTAATACTTTCGATACAGCTAAACCTTATTATGAACATGGTAAATGGAATTATAATTATTTCCGTAGTGTTCTAAACGAAGTAGTTACTAATTATCCAATAGATAGACTTACTGGTAAATTGACTGTTGATGTTGATAAGAATTACGAACCATTTAAATCCAATCTTATTAATGGTAAATATCTAGGTGTGCGTTTTGTAATTAATGACGGAACAGCTAAGATAGAGATTAAGAAGATTGAATGTTATGTTAATAAATATAGAGAATAATGAAACGTATTAATGAACAAAGACCTAAAGCATTTATAGGTACTGCGATTTCTGTTGGTACTAGTATTGTTAGTGGTATCATAGGCAATCGTAAGAAGAAGAAAGCTGAACAAGCCGAAAGGTTAAGACAAGAGCGTCTTCAAAACCTACAAGACAATCAGGCTTTAGCCAGTGCTCAAAATGAGAACATGACGTCCGAAGAAGAGAGGTCACAGTTCTTAAGCCAATACTTATCTAAGGGCGGGAAAGTACGAACCTTCCCCCATAAAGGAACTGAATTACGTATTGTCGAGGGTGGTACTGCTATTCCTATTAAGAAAGATTCGTTTCTTCTTAAAGGACGTAAACACAATACTGGAGGTATTGTTATTGATGCAGGTAAGACAGGTGTTGAAGTTGAAGGTGGTGAAGTAGTACAGGTTACTCCTAAGCAACTTAAAGTATTCAGTGCTCAACCTATACTTAATGGTAATAGTCCGGCTGAATTAGTTCAGAAAGGTGTTAAGCCTTCTAAAGTATTTAATGCTCAAGAGTCATTTAAAGATAGAAATGGTCTTAATGATGACGGTACTAAAAAGAAAAGAAATATGAGAACAATAACTGGTAAGAAAAAGCTAGGAGGATTATCTCGTAAGAAAGATTACGGTTCAGATAAGAAACCTTATCCTAGTGTTAAGTCTAAAGACTTTGCAGGCGGTGGTCGTAGTTATCCTATTCCTACTAAAGCTGATGCTCGTGATGCTCTTAGATTAGCTGGACTTCATGGTCGTTCTGATGTTAGAGCTAAGGTATATAAGAAATATCCTGAATTGAAGAAATCAGTTCTTGGTTCTAGAACAAGATTATTAAAGGATAACTATAATAACTTTGGTTTAGAAAAGGATTATAGTAGTAGTTTTGCTCCTAATGCTTTGACTAAAGCTAATATGAATTCTGTTAAGACTAATAGTGTAGTTCCAAGTAAGCCTGTTGGAGCTTCTATTAGTTCTAGTACTAGTCCGTTATCTAAATCTAGTAGATTTGGAAACTTTATGAGTGGTATAGGCGGAGAAGCTATTAGTGCCGGTATCGGAGCATTAGGCAATATTATAAGCGGTGTTACTAATAAGAACAGTATTAATAATATTCAAGCTCCTACTAGACCTAGAACTATAATTCCTGCAAGGATGAGAACTACTTATAATATAAATCCACAATTAGCTGAAAGTCGAGATTCTGAAAGAAATATGGCTAGAATTATTGATTCTAATACTTCTAGTTCGTCAGGAAAGATTGCTCGTATTCAATCTTTAGCTAATCGAGGAGTTCTTGAACGTAATAAGTTAAGAGGAATGAAAGAGAATGTTGAAACTCACCTTCTTAATAGTTCCGCTCTTAATCGTCAAGGAGTAGAAGCTACAAACAATCAAGTATTAAACGCTTATGATAATGCAATTACTCAAACAGAAAATGAAAAGATTCAAGCAAGAGCTAATAATCGTACTAATATAATTGAAGGTCTTACTAGTGCAGTTAGAGATTATCAATTAGGTATGGATAAGAGACGTTCAGAAGAAAATGCTACTGCTGCTATAATGTCTGCAAATCCTGAACAAATGGAATTATTCTTAAAATTGATGGATAAGAATAAAGGTAGATTGAGTAAAGTACGTAGTAGTCTATTCAGATGTGGTGGTAAGAAAAAGATTGCTTAACTATAAATAATATAACTATGCCGATAGATATTAGAACAGCTGGTTATCAAAAGAGGGAGCGGGTTGCCGCTCCTTTAGATGTTTACAATAGTACGTTAAATACTCTACAACAGAAACATGATACTGCTATTGAAATTAGTAATCAGATTAAAACGTTTCTTGCTAATAAGCAATTAAACGAAGCTGAAAATGAGTGGCTCGATAACTATTCGAGAGATATTAATGCTCAAATAGAAGCAAGTGCTCAAGAAGGTAGTTATGCTACTGCATTGACTACTGCAAGAAGATTAGCCGGAGAAGTTGCTAGTAATCCAGGACTTATTGGTCGTGAGCGTTATCAACAAGAGTTTAAAAAGTTCCAAGATGAAGTTACTAATAGTGATGCTTATGACGGAGATGTTAAGGCTTATACATTGGAACAGAACAAATATAATTATCAAGACCAAATAGATGAAACAGGTAGAGTAATAGGCGGTAATCAATTCAAACCTAATTATCGTCCTGTTGAACAAATAGATTATAATACTTTATATCAGAAAGTATTGTCTACTGTTGGTGTTGATTCTAGTTCAGGTGAACAGCTAGTATGGGCTGATGCAGAAGGTAATCTTAAAGAAGGTCAAGGAAATATTGCTGCTGGTGATGTTCCTTACCTTAAAACTTCCGGTGGTATTCAACAGTTATCTAAGGAGAAGATACGTGCTGCATTTGAAGCTGCATTAAATGAAACTCCTGGTGCTCGTGCTTCTCTTGAACAAGACTATAAAGTTAATGTTTGGAAAGCTAATAAAGGTAATAAGAATAATCTTGTTACTAAGCCTGACGGAACTATTATGCCACAGAGAGAATTTGAAGAGAATCTATTTGCTCCTAGATATGCTGCTTCTGCTTATCGTAGAACTGAAAGTAGAATTAGTCCTGAATTAGGATTTAATCTATTAGCTGCCGCACGTAAAGCTGCCGCTAAACCTAAGACTGGTAAAGAACCTGAATTATTACCTTCTATGCAAACAGTTGGTGGTAAAGAGAAAGTAGAACCTGATACTCCTGCTAAGGTTGCGTCACAATTGAATACACTTAATAGTCAATTAGCCAATATGTTTGCTACTTATGGAATATCTAAATCTGTTCCATTAGATAAAGCATATGCTCAATTAAGGTCAAGTATTGCTAATAATAGCAATCTGTCTGATACAGCTAAGAAGCAAGCATTGGATGAAGCATATAATTATTATAGTGGTATTAATAACGCTAATAATAGATTAGATGCTATGAAAGGACATCTTACACAAGATGAACAGTTTGCATCTGATTTCTTAGGTAAGAGACTTAGTAATGGAAATATGGCAGATACTAATAATCCTATGCAACGTGAATATGCTAATAGAATGAATAAGTTATTCACAGATTCGCAAGGTAATAGTTTCGATACAGTTCTTGTTAATCCTATTAACGAAGCTAGTAAGGCTGCTATTATATCTAAACTAAGAGTTGATATGGGTCTTACTAGACAAGATGTATCATTCTCTAAGATAGGGGATAAAGAATATATTCGTATTAGTAAAGATGCTTATACTCGTTTAGCTCCTGAAATAAGTGAAGTATTAAAAGTTAATCCTATTGGATTTACTAATGAAGGTGTAGAACCTAAATCATTTACTAGGGCTGATGAAGTCTATCATGGTAATAAATATTATGGTAGTAAAGTCACTGCATTTATGGCTGGCTTTAGAGCACTTGGTCGTGGAGAGATAACAACTGCCGGAAGTGATAAAAACTCAATAGCTTATGTATATGAGAAAGCTGCACAAATATCTAATGCTGCGACTGAAAGAGTATCTAAAACTCTTCCTCCTACTTATGTAGACTTAGCGGTATTTGACTTACCGCCTCATGTTGTTGCTTTAGGTCAGGGCTTTGAATCTAAACAACTAAAAGACTATAATGAACGGGTTATGAATATGGTTAGTATTGCTAATCCAGGAAGTATAGTTATTAAGAAACGTAATGAAGAAGGAGTTCTTGAAGTTGTTGAAGATAGTAGAGATAGAGATGCTATCATGCAAACTATTCAAACACAAATTAAGAAGAAGAATATTAATAACGGTTGGTGTAGTTCTGCTTCTACTGGTGAATATGGTATATTCTTAAATATTCCTTATACTGTAAAGACAGGTAAGAATGTTGGTAAGAATCCTGATTCTGATATGGAAGATAGAATACAGAACGCAGTAGCCGGAGACTATATGATTACAGGTGCTGTACTTAATGATGAGATAGAGAGATTTAAATCTTTGCCTGCTGTTAAAGCATGGGACACTCTCAATTCTATTAAGTACAATAACGCTCTTAAAAGAGGTTATCGTTTATCAGATAGTGAATTTGGAGACGGTAGTTATTCAGCTGTTACTGATGGCAACCTGTATCAAATACTCGATGCTAGTGATTCTCCTGTAATTAAAATTACTGAAAGTGAGTTATTTGAACGTATGCTTCAAAACAATCAAGCTAATGCTGTTCTTGCTCCTGTTAAAGAAGATATAGATTTGATTAGTGCTAGAAATGGTTCTATTGCAAATTCCCCCATAGAAGAGCAACAAGTGATTGCTCGTCCGCTTATGCAGAAGGCTATGATAATGGCAGGTGCTACTGGTAATCTAAATGAATTAGATATAGATACTAAGAGACAAGTGTTTCAATTCTTTAATCGAATGTATTCTAGTCTTACAGGTGAAACTCCTAGTCAAGTTATACTTAATCAAATGAACGACTTAATGAAGTAAGCGTATGCCAAACATGTTTGATAATATATCAGTAGAAAAAGCTCCACTAACTAGTGGGGCTAATTCTGTTAATATAGCTAAAGAAGCTCCTACTGTTACTAAATACAAACCTGATGTAGCTGCACAAGGCGATTTTATGTTTCGTAATCTTAATGGTAAAGAAGTATTTACTGGAACAGAGGAAGATTATCATTCTTTAGCTAAGTATGGTGCTGAACCTAATAGGTATCAAAGTAGAGAAGAATTAGAAACTCTACGTGCTAAGAACCAATCGGCTTGGAAACAAGCAGGTAACGCATTAGGTCAAACTATTGGAACAGTTATAGGAGATACTGTTGGTGGTATGGGTATGTTAGTAGATTTAGCTACTGCTGGATTATGGGACGATAAACCATTTAGTAATCCTATTACAAGAGCTGGTGATACTATATCTGATTATGTTCGTGACGATTTATTTCCTATATATCGTGAGAACCCTGATAAAGCATTTGATATGAATGACTTTTCAGGTTGGTTCTTTAGTCAAGTTCCTAGTATTGCTAGTTCTCTATCTTTAATGATTCCTGGCACTCTTTTAACTAAAGGAGTTGGAGCTGTTGGTAAAGGAGTTGCAGCATTAGGACGTAGTAGTTCTAAAGTAAGTCGTGCGATGAATTGGGCAAAGAAGGCTACTAAATTAGATAATGTATATCGTGCTAATAGATTAAAGATATTAGCTAATGACGGTATTACAGCTATTGGTATGCGTTTAGGTGAGAATTATCAAGAAGCTCGTGGTGTTGCAGAACAGATAGAAGGTGAAGCATTGTCTCTATTTACTGGAATGTCTGACGAAGAGTTTCAGAATTGGTTAGATAATAATCCCGATATTGCAAATGAGACTAAAGGTAGAACTAAAGAAGAAGCCGCTCTTATAGTTGCAGATAAGGCAGCTATGCGTAACTTTGGTTATAACGCAGGTAACGTATTCTTTGATTTCATGCAGTTACGTGCTGTTAATAAAGCAATAGGACAAGTCAATCGTGCTATTACTCCACGTATTCGTTATTCACAGAATCAAGCTCTTGATAGAATAGCTTCTACTGGAATTGAATCTACTAGTCAAACACTTGGACAGGCAGCTAAAGGAACTATTAAAGATTTCGCAGGAAAGATAAATAGAGTTATTAATTCTAGTGAGAATCTTTTGTTATCTGAATTATCGGAAGGTATTGAAGAAGCAATAAACTACGTAGGTCAAGAAGAAGGTACTTTATACGGTCGTTATTTATTAGGTCAAGCTGAACAATACAATGGTGCTGTTTCTATGGATAGAATAGAGAAATACTTACAGAATCCTCAATTATATAATTCTGCATTATGGGGAGTTATTGGAGGTGTTACTTTTGGTGGTACTATGTCAGCTATTAATAATCGTAAAGGTGGTAATGTAGAAGAGAAACAACGTATTGCTGAAATCAATGGTCGCGAGCAAGTATTCAATGAATATGCTCGTCAGATGAAGATTATTGAAAATGGTGAGAATCCATTTCAGATAGAACGTGATGCTAAAGGTAATCCTATTACCTATCTTGATGATGGAACTGTTAGCCAAGACCCAACAATAGGTACTACTCGTTATAGTAAGGTTAGTCCCGAAGAACAAGAAGATTTACGTGCTGCTGCTAAAGAAAAGTTTACTACTACTCTTACTTTAAATGCTATTCGTTCCGGTAACTATGAGTTACTCGAAGATTATATTGAAGACCCTAGACTAAAGAAAAAGCTAGTAGATGCAGGTCTTGCTGATGAAGCAGAATATGATAGAGATACTCAATCTATAAAGAAAACTATGCGTACTGTTCTTAATAGATATATTAACTATTCTAGTGCATTACGTAGTGCTAATATAGACGATGCTCTATTAGATGTGGCTATATCAGAGAATATAGTTAATGCACAAGAAGCTGACTTACTAAATAAACGAGTAGAAAGACTTAATACTATTCAATCTCAATTAGAGAATACTATCCCTGCTATTAATGAGATTCTTGACCCAATGGCTAAGAATCGTATGCAGTTAGGTATATTAGAACAGTATCGTCGCGAAGTAATGTCTACTTATAATAGTCTAAAGAATAGTAATAATCCTTTGGATAAAGCACAAGCTAGTCAATACTTAGATATATCTAGGATAATAGAATCTAAAGTTAATGACTTACGTAGAGGTTTAAGTCCTATGGAAAGTTTATTCTTAGATAATGTTCGTAGTGTAGAAAATATAGCTCTTGGAATAGAAGGTAGTCAAGAACAAAACGCACTTATTAAGAAACAGATAAACGAATTAGATGAAAATGATGTAGCTCTGTTTAAACAAGCAGGTAAAGACTTTAGTCTAGGAAGTTTATCTAAACAAGTTCGTGCTATTAATTCAGAATATATGGATAATATGGGACAGATACTTCTCGATGAAATTCGTAGAGATAACTATCGTTCTAATATTATTACTACTAATGAACAAGCTAAAGAGTTTGAAGATACTCGTAAGAAAGAGTTTGAAGAAGCGGCTAAGAAGTTAGTTAAGTCTGCAAAGAAGAATCTTAATGATTTCGTTAACGTTGCTACTGAAGAAGAACTTGCTAAGTTGGATAAAGCGTTAGATAATGCTTTTACAGAAGAGGAATCTCAAGATACTAGTAATAAGAGTTTATCGAATGCTGTTAGTATTCTATCTAATTCAGAGAATGGTAAGAAAGATATAGCATCTTTAAGAGAAGCTATTACTAAGAGAAGAAATAGTCTTGCTGCACAAAGTCAGGCACAGCAACAGACTGTGGATAATCAGCAACAAGACTCCTCTACGGGGGAATCGAGGAGCGAAGCGACGAGGCAAGAAGAACCAGTAGTTAAACCTACTCCAAAACCTAAACCAAAGACTGCTAAAGAGAAGAAGTTAAAAGAGACATTAGATAAAGTAGTATCTAAAGCTAATTCAGGTGTTGTAAATAAAGCTAATATTAATAACTTAGAATTTACAATAGTAAAACCTTTTGCTAGTTTAGGAGATGTTAGTAGAAAACCAGTTAAAGTAAGTGCAATAGACGTACGTGTTAGTAAATTTGGCAATGTTAGTATTGATGGAATGGATACCAAAGGTAATATCATTGCTGATGTTACTATTGATGAACTAAATGCCGCTATTGCTATCGGAGATATTACTTATGTAGATACTAGTAAATCTGATGAATCTGCTCCTTCCGATACTAATGTTCTTGAATCATCTATATCTGATAATGATTTAGAAGGTCAACGCCAACGTATAGAAGAGATAAATCTAATTATTGATTTATATAATCAGATACAAGGTAATCAAATAGAAGGTAAGACATTTACTAGTCTTAATGATATGATGGTTTATTTACAACAGTTGAATCCTAGAGCTGTTAGTTTGTATAATGATATTAAGATTCTAGCTAATCGTCAAATAGTAGACGGTAAGATAGTTAATGTTGATGAAGAGATTAAAACTCCTTCTGATATTATACAAGAAGCAAGTAAGACTTTAGATAAAGCTGTTGCAGAAGATAAACAGAATAGTAAAGACAATGGTTATTTCTTTAATCTAGTTAATTTAAATGATAGTAAAGTTTATTCTCGTATCGGTCAATTAAAGACTAATGATACAGTAAGTGTAGAACTAGATGAAAACGGTAATCTTATTGTTAAGTCTCGTGGAATTAAGATAGGTGAGTTCCCTAAGATTGGTTATAATAATGGTAATGTTGAAGTTATGAATCAAGGTTGGAGATATACTGTTAAAAATGATAGTATAGATTTTATAACTCGACTTCAATCTATTATTGCTAGCGAAGAACCTGCTGCCAAAGAGTTTGTACAATTACTTAATAATATACGTCGTTTATATCGTGTTCGTAATAATCCCGAAGTTGAAGGAACATTCGGACATCAACTTAATGCTCTACAAGAGAATGGTCACTGGCAAAATCTAACTAGTTTATTCGGTAATACTCAAACTAATCTATTAGATAGGATTAAACATCTTAATAATATCATATTCTTTAATAATGCTCTTAATGTTAATCAGTCTGATTTTAGTACCATTGTTAACGATTCGTTAACTAATTGGATGAATAAACTCAAGAAGTCTTATACTGACATTAATAACTTAAAGTCCTCTATTAGTAATACCAAGTATAAAAAGAAACGTTTAGTTGTTGGTCGTACAAGTTCAGGTAGTGTTATTTATGCTAGAGATAAACAAGGTAATCCTATATATCGTAAGTTTGGAGACGTAGCTACTAGTGAAGCTACTGACGGTTATCGTCTAGTAGTAGGAGTTGACGGAGGAGTTGCCGATATTAAATCCAACAGTATTATTGCTGCTAGTCGTATTCCTAGAGGTGTAGTTGGTATGACTATTAAAGATTCAGAAGGTAGACTTATTGCTGTTACTAGTCGTGAGAATACTATGAGCAATAGTGAAACAGAAGCTACTGAATATACTAAGAGATTTAACGAAGGATTAGATAAATTATTCCATTCATTAGTAGATGCTACTCTACAAGGAAATACTGATTTACATCAACAACTATTAGATGAAATATCTAAATACGTAGGTAAGCAAAAAGCTCTTTATGGTTATGAAGTTGTAGGTCGTGCATTTCGTCCTCTTAATAAGATTGGAGCTACTATTTACTTTAACGTTGCTGATAGAAACGTAGCATTTGCTATACCTGGCGAAACTAAACCTAGAAGACTTATGGCTCGTATGCCTAATGGTTTTGTTCCTACTAATAATCATGGTAACTTTAGCACTATGATGGAAGGAGTATATGCTACATTAACTCGTAATGTTATTAATTCAGCTATTCGTGGTGAATCTAATTTATTTAGAATGGTAGACGGTAAACTACAAGCTAAGATACCTAATATACTTCAAGATGAATGGATGGACACAGGTTACAGTAGTTATGAAGAGTTCGTAGCTAAAGACGGAGTATTAGTTACAGACTTAGGTAATGTTACTGACAGTAAAGGTAATATTATTAGTAACTTTAATTATGTAGGAGATGTATATAATCGTAATATTACTCTTATGAATCCTAGTCGTAGTACTGGTCGTACTAACGCGGCTGACGCCGCTGTTTCCCCCATAGAGGAGCAGCAAGTTGTATCTCCTGTTGCTACGCCTGACCCACTTGCTAGTCAAGATAGTGCTCCTCAAGTAGGTACTCTTATGGAAGTTGCGCAAGCTAATACTAGTAATCCTAATCTACTATCTGTTGTTTCGGCATTAGAATCTGCTGGTATTAAACTTAATCCTGATATTGAAATAGTAGGTGATGAAGGTAGATTTGCAGGAATAGTTGCTGGTGGTAATACTATTACTCTTACTAATAGATTTGATACTCTTGAACCTGAACGTAAAGTACTTACTCTTATACATGAAGGTGTACATTATCTACTTAATGATGAACGTGCTAATATAGAACAATCATTCGGAGACTTATATGATAAGTTTGCTAACTTTATTAATCAAGATTCTCGTCTAGTAGATGAGTATGGAGATTTCTTAAATAGTAGTAAACCTAGAGCTGTTGCTATTGAAGAGTTTGTAGTCGAAGCTATTACTAATCGTACATTTGCTAGATTACTAGCTAGAATTAAGTATGATTCTAATCCTACTACTGAATCAAATAACCTGTTTACTAAAATAGTAGATGCTTTAGTAGAATTAATAGGTAAGATAGGACAAATAGATAATACATTACTTGGAGAAGTTCGTAATCGTTTATCTACTATTGGATTAGAAACTAGTGATACAGCTAGTACTTCTACTGTTACTCATGACGATACTTTTGATAGAGCAGAGGAAGATGTTAGTGTTCCTACTGATGATGTATTTGATATTCCTGATATAGACTTAGATTTAGATAGTAGTATAAGTGATAACTACCGTCAAGTCGATAATTTCGATAGTCTGATTGAGGGATTGAATAATCGACAAAAGGCTATTGTGACGCATTTGTTTGACACTGGTGAGCTTAGTTTTGTATGTAGTTAAGTAAGATAAGCCTAGAGACGAAAGTCCGGCAGAGAGCCTTAGAATGAGCCATTTTAAGCGCATCTGCCGGACTTTTATATTTTCCTTATCTTACTATCACGACAGCATATAAAATGCGAAATTCGGCAGGAATTTGCGGTCTACGGGCATCCGTCAGTCTTCGGAACGTGTGGTTTCAGACTATTCGATAAATATATTTGATAGTGTTGATAATAATGCTATCTTTGATACTGTTAGTAATTATTTAATTAATAATATAAAGTATATGAGTTGTACTCCTAGTAATCCTAAATTAGATAAGCTACTAGAGCTTACTAATAATGATGTTAGAAAGTCTACTGAATATCTTGCTACTATCGAAGATACTAGTTTTCGTGAATGGTATCAAGAAAAGACTGGTAGAGATTTCAATGAAGAGAGTATTGATGCAAACACTGTTAATGCTATTATAGCATATAATAACAGAGAAACAATTAATACTCAAGATTATGTTCAGAACGTTCGTACTTCACGAACTGGTATATTTGGTAATGATATAGCAAAGGAAGACCATGCTATTAATATCCTTAGTACTATTTATCTAAAGAGCCAAGGAAGTATTCGTAAAGCTCTTGCTAATAGAAAACGTAAAGGTGAGAAAGAAGTCCTAAAGGATAAAGCTGGTAATGAGTTAAGTCCTCAAGCTGCTGTAAAGTTAACTATGATTACTTATCTTAATCGACATCTTAAAGAGAATGATAAGAAACTTACACAAGAACAAAAGGCTTATATCGGTACTATTATTCGTAATCTTTACGATGGTGGTAATTATAACCGTAATGAGTTATTTGATATTGTTATTAATTCACCGGAAGTAGTTAGTCTTAGCAAAGAGTTTGGTATAGATACTAATGAAGATTTTGAATCTAACGATGATGTTAAAGAAGATAGTGAACAGAACTCTCGTCAAGATGACCAAGAAACTATTGCTGCTCTTCGTGCTGATTGGTCTGAATTATCTGACCAACGAAAAGATATAGATAAAAATGTTAGCAAAGAAGTAAAAGAATGGTTTGCTCGTTTACCTAAGACAAATAGTAATAGTTTTATAAATGAACAACCTGATACTTCTAATAATACTTATTCAGGCATGGCTGAAAGTGCTACTTTTTCTAGTTCTTTTAAAGCTATTAATAACTATGGTAATTTCTCTAGTGTTGAAGCTATGGTAGAAAGTTTCCATACTATTGCTGCAAGATTTAAAGAAGTATCTCATTTAGAATATGCTGCACGTTTACTAGAAGACGAAGCTAATGTTCAGATAAGAAATAAGATATATACTCAATTAAAACAGTCTATTTGGGAACGTAATGAAGTAGTTTATAGTCAAGACGGTTCTAATGTGGTTACTAAGAATCGTAATACTTTTCCTAAACTTAATCTGCAAAATAAGATACTTAATAGTTTCGATTCTCTTGTTCATAATCCTTCTATTATGAATGGAGATGTTGCAGTATTAGAAGAACTTAAAAATAGATTATCCACATTAAACAATTCAAATACAAATGAAATACAAGAAATCTCGGAAGAGCTTGCGGCAATCTTTAATAAATATAACTTCGGCATCAATAGGCAGGGTGTTATTAACTACATTCGTAGCTTCGGTGATAGTCAACTTTCTAATATCTCTTCTATTGTCGATGATTTGTTAGAGTTTAATAAAGTAGTAGGTAAGGCGACTAATCTATTAAAGATAGATAATGAAGCACAACGTATCTATTATGCAGGTGAATATGCTAAAACTAAAGAGAATGAAGAATATGTGGTAGTTCCATTTGATAAGTCTCAACTACAATATAAGGGTGGTTATGCTAATAATATAGCTAATCGTATATCTGATAGATTTAAAGATTATCAAATAGTAGATTCTGAATTTAATAGTATTAATGCAGAGAACAATCTAGTTAGTGATATTCTAAAGAATAATTATATTAGTAAGTTCTTTGAAAGAATTAATGATAATCGTTACAATGACAACCCTGCTGCTAATACTGAACTTCGTGACTATCTAGTTAAGTTTACTAATATTCCTCAATATCAATATAGTAATATACTTATTGAAAAGACTTTATCTAATGGTAAAGTAATTCCCGGTCTACTTCGTCTTACTGATACTGGTTACGAACTTACTGAATATTATCGTGAATTTGGTGCACAATTGTATAATGGTGTTAGTAATGAAGTTACAGGAAAGGCTAAGTCTTATAAAGATATTAATGCTCTTGAATGGGATATTATTACTCTGAATGAATACGCTAATAATGGCGACAATTACGAGATGACTAAAGGAGTTAAGAAATCTAAGTTCTTTACCCAAACGCCTTCCGATGCACCTAAGACTTTCGTATTCAATAGTTATAAGTTAGACTATACTGGACTATTTAATGCTAATGGTTCTATTTATCATGGACATCCTATCTATGTTTCTTATGCTAATATCTATGCTAAAGAATTAGCAGAGATGGCACAAGCTATTAACTTCTTATTTGAGACAACTGTTGAGAATGGAGTAGTAACTATCGTATCTGATGAGAACGGTAAACCTAAGATAAAAGAAGAGTTTAAAGATTTGCGTAAATCAGAAGCTAGACTTAACTATCATTATCGTAAAGGTATTCTTGATTCAAATGGTGTTCCTACTGGTAATGTATTTAAGTTTAGAAGTTTACTTATTGATAAAGTTAAGAATCTTAGTAGATATAATAGTGAGACAGCCAAAAATGTAGATATGAATTGGTTGTTCGAGGGAGGTGATGTATTCTCACTCCTTTACGGGGGAAAGAATAGTGAAATATCGCTAATACAAGATGAGAATGGAGAGTATAATATTAGACTTACTGGTGGACTTCGTAATTCTGTATATAATTATATAGATAACTATATTAATTATAGAATACAAGAAGCTATTGCTAAATATAGTTCTGATAAAGAGTTTGTAGATAAGTATAAGAATGCTAGTCAAGAATCATTTAATTCCTTCATTGCTGAAATGGTTCTTAACTATGAGATTCAATATAATAATCTAAATGATATGTTCTTCGGAGATGAAGCATATTATAAAGATTCTCGTGATACTATTAAACGTAACAAAGAATATCAAGCCGGAGGATTAGCTTATGCAGGATATGATTTGTATAATGTACAGAAACATTTGGGAGATATAACAGTAGCTCCTAATAAGACTATTAGTATAGATAGTAGTTTCAAATATATTACTCTTGAAGATGTTCAAAGTAGCGGTAAAGTTCTAGATGATTTAAAGAAGCAATTAGATATAGCTAATGTATCTAAAGAGACTAGAGCTTTTATACTTAAACAATTCTCTAAAGATAAATCAGAAGTAACAGATGCTCAATCATTTATTACTCTTGATGAATTTGTTCGTAGAATGTATCTACGTGGAGAATATGATAGTTATAAAGATTTAATCGAAGCTCTTTATGACGAAACTAAACCTATTGATAATGTTAAACTAGGAGAATTATCTAAGAAGATACAAGTTCAGAAGAACTTCTATTATGATTTAGAAATAGATAATGATGCTAAGTTAGCTAATCCTATTCAGATTAAAAATGCAGAGTTTGTACTCATACCTAGATTCTTAGGTAATAGTGAACTTGGTGCTTTGGCTAAATATATGACTGATAATAATATCGGTCAGGTTAACTTTACTACTACCGAAAAAGCTACAACTAATAGAGTATTAGAGTTTTGGGATGCTCATGGAAAATTCCCCTCTAAAGAAAGGTTGAAACAGTTTAACTTGGATATCCAAACTAAGTATAAAACTGGTTGGTATTCCAATCTTTATACCCAGCAAGATATTCCTCAACATATGGATGGTGAGAATAAGGCAGGATTGCAGATTGTTAAGAAACTAATAGATAATATTGGTAATACTCTCGAAGGTCAGTCTCTTATTAAAGACTTCTTCGATAACTTTACCGCTAATATTCAAGATAGTTTTAAAGATGCTGCTTCTCGTATTGGTGTAGAGATTGATGCTAAAGGTAATGTAGTATATGAAGGTAATCAAGCTAAGATAGATAATAATCAGTTTATATCTCTTATTAAGGATGAGTTAACTCGTAGAGGATTAGACAGTAATTATCGTAAGTATGCTGAAATAAATCCTGAAACTGGATTGCCTTATATGCCTGCTTGGACTAATCTAGTTCGTAGCAAGATAGAAAATATTGTAAATAGTATATTTACTAATCGTGTTACTCGACAAGTACTTCCAGGATTTCATGCTAGTCAAGTTTCAGATATTGGTATGACCGAACTATCAGGTCGTAGTGATTTAAGAGATTTGATGCAATCTAGAGTAGAAGAGAAACACGGTTATTCTCTTGGTCGTAAACTAACGTATCATAAAGACGGTAGTCAGATAGTAGAGATACTGTTACCTAAATGGATGGTAAAGGCTTATAATACTTATGATGCAGAAGGTAATCTAATTAAAGAAGTTACTCTTGAAGATTTACAATCTGCTGGACTCGATACTATGATTGGTTATCGTATTCCAACAGAAGGTAAACAATCAGTAGCAGTAATGAAAGTTGTAGGTTTATTAGATGAATCTCAAGGTTCTACTATTGTTGTTCCTGATGAATGGGTATTACAAACCGGTGCTGACTTTGATATTGATAGTATTTATGGTATTTATCATACTGCTACATTCGATAAGAATGGTAAACCACAGAAAGTTGAATATATAGAAGGAGAAGATGATGCAGCAGTAAATAGAAGATATAATAATTATCTATTTAATAATCTAAGTAGAGAGAATATTCAAGATGCTAGAGATATTGCAATAGATTTAAGTCAAGAAGGACTTAGTTATGCAGAAGCTTATGAATCAGCTATTACTAAATATGCTGAACAAGGCGGACTTTATTCTAAAGAAGAATTTAGTAAGCTGACAGTAGCTCAACAGAATACTCGTGATGCTCGTAACAATAAGATAGTAGATACATTTATTAATATAATGAATCTACCAGTATCTATTGGTGAAAACTTATCTTCTAGTAACTTTGAAGATATTAAAGCTGCAAAAGCTAATATCTTTGAAGGTTTATCAGAGACTTATCGTAATATTAATTCAGTAATTGCTCAAAATTGGTATCGTGATGCTAATATGTCCGGTGCACGTCTTAAAGCTATTTCTGTTAATCGTGACAACTTTGCCTCTATTGGTAATAAAGCTAAGACTATTATTGACGGTGCTCATGGTGGTTTTAGGTTTGTATATACATATAATACAGAGAAAGAAGCCAAAGACGCTCAAGCAAAATTAAGAAAACGTTTCAGAGACGTAACTAGAAGTGGAAAAGAAGTAATGGTAGACCATAATCAATTAGGTTGGAGTTACGATAATCTTAATATAGATAATCGTTTAATTACTCCTTACTCTTCTGAAACTACTGCACTTATTCTTGACGGTGTAAAAGAAGGTGGTGTACCTAATGTTGATTTATATACTTTCGATGTATATAAGTCTATTGTTGATTGTGGTGCAAACTATGAAACTTCTATCTTATTCGTTAATCAACCTGTAATAACCGAACTTATTGCTAGACAAAATGCTAATGATAATGTATTCGGTGAAACTGGATTTAATCCCCTTATAGGATTGAGACGAGATATGTATATAAGATTGGCTAAGACTGTTGGTATTCCAGCTAATAGTATTACTAAGAAAACTCGTCTTAAAGATGTTAAAGCAATGCTTGAAGCTAGAGGAGTAACTATCAATGAAGATGAATTACTCGAAGAAGGAATACGAGTAACTGAATTAAGAGAACATCTTAAAGATGATGTAGAAAGTACTAGCTATAATAATACAGATAATCTTATATATCAGATTAAAGCATTAAGGGCATTTGAATATTTCAAAGAGATAGGTGACCAAATCAATACTAACATGATGGTTATTACTAGTGATAAGTTTGGTGCTGGTAAATCTGCTAACGAAATTGATAATGTAATTAATCGTATTACTGATATTAAGAATAACAATATTGCTCGTATTAAGAAAGGTAATCCTGTTCTTAAAGCTGTTACAGAAGAAGGTAATAAATATCTTATAGATGCTATTTATCCTAAGATTAGTTTCAATACTATTAACGATATTAATCAGGATGATTCAGAATCAGCATATCCTTCTTTATATTATCAACTGAAGTATAGCTGTATAGCTACTGAAAAGATTATTCGTGATAGTGAAATATTCAAAACTCAAACTCCACAGTTCCGTGAGTTAGTTAGTAAGTTCGATATTCGTAATCTACAAACTATTCAGCAGTTAGAGAGCTTTATTATTAACATGGGCCAAGCACAGTCTAACTTTGTTAATACTAATAGATTTATAACTAGAAGTGATAATGAGTTTATACCTAGCTATAATATAAATCTTATTAGTAGCCAACAAGATACTCGTGCTAGATTATATGGATATACTGATATAGTAGGTAGTTTCAATATGTCTGATATGTCTGAAAAGAATGTAGAAGCATTTATGAAACTATCTCCTGCTAATAAAGTAGCATTAATTCAAAGATATACTTCTAATAATAATCTATTTAAGAACCTAAATGTTGAATATAAAGGTCGTCGTAATAGTTATGATAAAATAACTATTATCGATAGTACTATATCTACTGAATCTCAATATCAAATGTTCCGTAATGCTTGGCATAACAATAATCCGTTTATTAAACTTGCTACTATGGATTTGATAAGGTATTCTATGGTAGTAGAAGGTTATAAGTTTAAAGGTGGTACGGTTAGTAAAATTATTCCTGTTGAATTATTATATGGACAAGATACTGGTATTGATTCTGATAATGGAGTTTCTTCAGCTACTAATATTATTAACGATTCAGATAGGGCTATTAATAGCATGATTCAATACGGTAGTGAAACAGGAACTTATGAAAGACTTAGTAATGATGATAATGCAATAGAAAAATTACGTGACTTATTCTTTAGAACTAATCCTAATAATCCTGATGTACTTACATTTGAGAATAAGAAGTATAAGGAATCTAATAAAATAGTATTCAATAGACTTGGTGTAGGTGTGCTTAGTTTTAAAGAAGCACAAGAACGTAAAATGATTACTGGTAGTGAAAATAATCGTAAATATCGTCATTATGCTAAAACTAATGATAATAATAAAGTTCTACGTTTATATAAGCTAGTATATGATAATGATGTTGTATATATGCTTCCTACTAATCCATTAGAACAGAATGAAATTGGAGAAGTTAGTGTTAATCCTGATAATAATAGAATGTTTCTTCCATTAGATATATTAGAAGAAGTTTCTATTAATCAGTATGACCCTGCATTTATTAGTTCTATTAATATAGCTATGAACTCTGATATTCGTAAGTTTGTAGTTCTTCCTAAAGCATTTGAAGCTGGTGCTAATTTATTAATAGAAGAAGCGTTTCCTAATAGTACTGTCTTAACTTCCCCCATAAAGGAGCAACAAGTTGATACTTCTCGTAGATACATTATTGCTACTACTAATAATCAGGTCATACTAGATACTATTGAATCTCTTGAAGCTGTTGGTATTACTAATTATGTTGTTGTAGCTCCTAATATGAATTACGGTAATATCCGTAAACTTATTAATAACCGTAATAACATTGATATTGCAGCCAAGAGACTACAAACAGCTATGACTAAGTTAGAAGCTAATGAAATTCAGCTTAGAAAAAAGAAGTCAGATAATTCTGAATCTCCTTATTATGCTCAACTTAAAGCTAGCATTAATCAAACTATTGAAGATGTTAATGTTAATGGTATTGGTTTTGTTCCTGTTCTACAAACTGTTGTAGATAATACAGGTTTTAGAGCCGGTGGATATTTTAGATACGAAAAAGAAGGTAATGTTTATATTGTTACTAACTTAGGTCGTGTAACTACTAAATCTGTTAGTCTCACTCCTGACTATATGTATAGTAAGAAAGTAACTATTAATAATGTTAGTCAATTACAATTCCCTAGACGTAATGCTTTAACTCAAGTAGTTAAAGAAAACGCTAGATTAGATAAGTTTGCTAATAATAACATTATTCGTGTTCAGACAGAAGATAACTTTATTAATGAAGATATACTTGAATCTGCATTGATAGATAATGATAAAGAGATAAATGATTATATATCTCGTGTTATTGAAAGTGTTGAACGTAGTAATGCTAATGTAGAAGAAGCTGCATTAAACGATGCTTTCCGTTCATTTACAGCTATTGATTTACGTTCTAATACAGCTACTAAGTTAAATGATAACTTACGTGAACAAGCGTTGAGAATTATCAATGGTTATACTAATAGACGTATTGATGATTTCTTATTTGATATTCATAACTTCTATACTACTTATGTTACTAATCCTGACGGAACTTATAAGTTAGATGAAAATGGTAACAAGATAGTTCAAGAGAAATGGAGTATAACTAATAAGAAGTTATTCAACCGTATGTTAGAAGATGAGACATTACGTACTCGTTATGAAATGTTCTTAGATGACATTAATAGATTCGTAGAAGATTATTCTATCATTGAAGCTATTCAACCTTACGATATTGATGAAGCTCATAGTGTAAGTGAGACAGAAGAAGAAATCGAAGGTTTGCGTAGAACTAATGATATGCTTAAACAAATCAAAGATAAGTTCAAACGTATTAAAGACTTAGATAATGTAGTTAAACGTAGTACTAAGATGTACTTCGATAGTTACATTACTAGTCTTTCTAGTGACCCTCGTGTACAATCTAATATGCTTAGTATCACAGAAGCATTTGAAGATGAAAACTTCTTCCAGTTTTGGTTAGCTGATAGTCAAGAGACACATATACCAATAGTTCAGATAGTTCTTAAACAAATGATGAATCAGTTAAGAGCTAGTGAAATAGAAGCTAGAGACAAAAAGATAGCGTTTACTTCGGCAATATCGACTATCATTGAGGACGCAAAAAACAACGGTATAGACGTGTCTCTGAACGATATTTTGGACGAAAATGGCAATCTTTTGCTACCGTATAATGAAACGTTCACTGAAAAATTAAGGTCGCTAAAAGAGGCTGTAAAGCTGGCACAAATCGAAGACCCGAATGGTCGAGACGGTTTAATATATAAGAAAGCTAAAGATGAGTTAGAGAAGTTCTTAATAGATAATGTAGAACGTGAATACGTTAAAGAGATGTATCAAGAGTACTACAATACAAACCAGTTACTTAATAAATACCCTGAAACTTATGTTAAGTTAATGAAGCTATTGCATGAAGAAGGAGATATATTAAGTACAATGATTGACAATGATTATAGTACTCTTACTGTTCAAAATGAAAGACGTCTTAACGAGATTCAAAGTGAACTTACTGAAATGCGCGCTGTTATTGATGTTGACGGTAATTACAAAGAGAATTATTATGAAGCTAATGCAGTTAATAATTATCTATTGTCTCGTCGTCAACTTAATAATAAGTATAAAGAGAACAGACCTAAGGATGCTTTTACTATTCGTTATAAACAAGCTATTGAAGGACTTCAATACCCTGAAACATCTGAAACTTATCGAGAATCAGCTGAATGGCTTAAAGCTAATACCGACTATAAGTTAAAAGGTGAGTTCTTAGATGAGTTAAAGAAGGCTTATATGGATACTCGCCTAGGTAATCCTTTTGATAGTTTTGTTCGTACTATGGCATACGGCAAGTATGATGAAACAGGTGTTATTGACGGTACTAAGTTTACAGAAGTGCAAATAGCTAACTTAAAGAAACATCAAGAGCAAATGTTTGCCGCAGCTGTTGGTAGAGTTAGGCCAAATGAAGAACAAGCTCAAAAATGGTTAGATGAGCATATAAGCTATATCAATACTGTATATTACGAAGCCATGTATGTAGCTATGAACAAAATGGGTAAAGTAGTATTTGATAAATGGTATAACGAGAATCATGTACTTAATCCTATTACTAAAGAATACGAACCATTAGCTATTTGGAGACAAATGGTAGTTAAGGACGAAGCTAATAATATGGAATATAGTCCTAAATATAAATGGTTAGAAACTAAAGTTAAAGACAAGTACAAGAATCCTAACTATGATGAAGTTAAGTTACAACCTTCTACTAATAAATATCGTAACGATAAGTATTATGGAATGAATAAGTATCAGCAACAATTATATAATGAAGTAGATTCTCTTCTTAATGAACTTGTTAAAGATAAACGTAGTCGTGCTTATATTAATCGTGGTTATTTACCTAATCAAGCTGTTGAACAACCTCATCAAGGTTTTACTGATTATTGGCAAGACTTTAAACGTAGTCATGGTTGGTATGATACTCCTAATAAGTCTGATATAGAGCTTAATCTATATAAAAGATTTAGTAATGCTCCTATGTTACATAGTTTATCAGAGATTAAACTTCTTCCTATTCGTGAGAAACAAGAAGGTGAAACTATTGATGAATATCTAACTTATGTTCGTGAAACTCAAGCTAAGAATAATGAGTTACGTAAGCAAAGAGCACAGGAAAATACAAAACGTAATAATCCAAATGTTCTTGAAAGACTTAATTCATTTATAGATAGTATGTATAACTTTAATACTCGTAATGATATAGCTAGATTAGCTAAGATTACTAGTAATCAATTACGTAACATGGATATTATTAAGAGAAATCCTAATGATAAACTTATGGATAACAGGTTACTTAGTAGAATTACTGGTAAACAAGAGATACGTACTACTAAGAGTGATGATTCGAATATAGTTAAACATTTTGAGAATCAAGTTCGCAAGTTAGTATTTAATGAATTTGAAATGGATGAAGGTACTCGTTCTAAAGTATCTCGTGTTATGCGTAATATGGTATCTAGTAAGTTTATGATGTTAAACGTTACTAGTGGTATTGCCAACGTATTATATGGTAAGACACAGATACAAATGGAAATGGCTGCCGGACAATTCTTTAAATACAAAGACTTCCGTAAAGGTGAGAACGAATGGATACAGAATGTAGGTAGTTATCTAGCAGATGCTTATAATGAAACTACTAATAATGAAACTAATGCCGTTATTAGATTATTTAATGTTATTGAATCTGATATGGTAACAGAACGTTATGGTAAAGGTAGTAATCCAATGGGTAAACTAGAAAATCTATTATTTATCCAACAGACAGCAGGTGAGCATTATATGCAAAACGCTACATTGTTAGCTATGCTTCATTCTCATAGAGTTGTTGCTGTTAATGGTAAGAATAAAGTAATGTCATTTGAACAGTTTGCTATGGGACTTAGAGAAGAAGCATTGCTTAAAGTTCTTCGTAAGAATAATCCTGAATTAGTTACTAAATATGAAATATTCAGAGATAAAGTGCTTGAATCATATATTGAGAAAGAACGTTATGTTAAGTTTAAAGCTGATATAATAACTGACTTCTTACGTTCTGTTCCTAAAGAGATAAGAGAAGAGTTTAAAGCTACCTATAAAGAAGATACTAAAGAAGAAAGAATTAAGTTTGAGAATCATCCTTCTTTTAGAGAAAGTCTTATCTTGAAAAATGGTGTTGCTACTCTTAAACCTGACAGTGGTCTTACTAATGATGATATTGCAGCTTTCCGTAATAAGGTTATATCAGTTAATCATCAAATACATGGTATCTATGATAAGATTGGTGCTAATCAATTACAACAATCTTGGTGGGGAGCTTTACTAATGCAGTTCCATAAACACTTAGTTCCTGGATTCCAAAAACGTTTTGGTTATCGTTTAGGTCACTTTGACGGTATATATAATGAAACTAGAGAATCTATTAGTAAAGGAACTTATGTTAGTTTAGGTGAGTTTATAGCAATGCCATTTAAGAAATACTACGAACTTAATGATAGTAACGAACTTCAAGCTGTTCGTACTCTTCAAGGAATTGCTAAAGGTTATGCAGATTTTGTAGCTAATCTTACTACTTATTATAACATTCTTCCCGAATATGATAAAGCCAATATTCGTAGATGCTTAGGTGAATGGATAGCTATTACTAAGGCAGTAGCACTATTTGTAGTAGGAAAATTAATGCTAGATGACGATGATGATTCTACACAAGTAGCTGACTATATCCTATATAGTGCTGACCGTCTAATGTCTGAAACTATTCAATATACTCCGTGGGGAATAGTTAATGAAGGTAAGAAACTATATAGTCAACCTGTTGCTGCATTAAGTATTGCGCAAGATACTCTTAGATTATTAGGAGCACTTTGTAGCTATATTATTACTGGTAATCCTGATGATTTATATTATAATTCAGGAAGCTATTCAGGTGAAAATAAACTTGTAGTAAATTTCTTTAAACAAGTACCATTAGTTAATCAAATTATAAAACATGAAAGACTAGGTGCTAATAATAGTTATTATAAAGTACGTAGTAGTCCATTTAGTGGTCTAGGTCAAGTTGTTGCTAATATGATTACTGATGAAGATGAAGAATAACTAACTACTTAATATTACAACTCATAGGAAAGCCCGAACTGCTCGTGAGAGTAATTCGGGCTAATTTATATTCTTGAATTATTTTGGATATTGCATACACACTGTTAAGTCTCCTCCAATTTCTATATCTATATTATTAGCTAAGACTTCTATATCATCTTTATTTGTCCACTTTCGCTTAGTAAATTCGAGTTCATAAAGATAGTCTACTGAACTGTCGGTTATAGACTGACAAATAATATCTTCTCTACGAGTATGATTACGAACTATCTTGAGTTTCATGTAATCTCCTTTATATATCTTCATTCTAATATCTCCTTATAAATCAATTCGTTATTACTATTATATTCAGCTATATATCTATTACTAAAATCAGTATAAGATTTCTCAAAATCCACAACACTACAATTAGTAATACACTTAGGATTTACAACATAAATACTCTGTTTATATGTCTTATATATAACTTTCTTTTCAATAAGTTCATTTATAGCATTAGGAACACTTCTAATACTAAGTTTTGTTTCAGAAGATATTCTGTTAAAATTAAGATTAATAACATTAGAATTATAATCTAGATTAAATATAATATAAAAGTATAAAACATAAGCCGATTTACTAAGACCATAACAAATAGACATATTAAATTCATTTCTACGTACACTAGCGGCAACTCCAAAAGTTCTACCTTTAATAATAATCACTTGACCGTCACTATCCGTAGTACTATAAGTAGTGTCTCTAGCTCTGACTTCGACATTAGGTATTGTAAGAACTGGCTTACAATCAATCATTATCTCTCGATATCTCATAACATTTAATTGAAAATTATTTACCACAAATATACACAATATAATGTAAATTTTGCATAAAATAAGAACTAAATAATGTAAAACTTACACTACTTTCTGCAAAAACATTCAGTATATACTGCAAATTGGCGAAACGTAAACGACTAGTAATCAACACATTAAATAAATAATTACGACTATAAAGAATAATAATCTCTTAATAAAATAACAATTGTTTTAATACTAGCAAGACTTTCTTCATATATTTACCTAGTTGCTTATCTAACCTGTTGTTTATCTAACCTGTTGTTTATCTCACTATATCCCGCTCGCCTATCGGCTCGCTTTCCTCCCCCATAAAGGAGCAGGTTTGCCGATAATTCCACTCCTTTATGGGGGATTTAGCGAGCTTGCGAGCGTAGGCAAGTCCAGCAATACAACTATCATTAATACGTTGATTTTATCCAAGTACAACATAAAAAAAAGAACTATCAACAGTATTGCTACCATTAATAGTTCTAGTCTATTATGAAGTTTCTATGGAAGATTTCGTTAAAAACAATATTATCATTATTACTATGAATAATAAATATCCCCATAACTTCTTTTCAGTTAATTCTTTTACAATACAATAGATTAACATTCCAAATGGTATTAATCCAAATATTAATCCGCCTATAATTATTCCAATAGTTTCTAGTGTCATATTATTCTTTCTTTAATATCTTTTTTAGCTCTCTTGTAACCTTTCATATAACCTTCTACATAGGCTTTAGTACATAGATTTGATTGTATTGGAGTACAAGGTCTATAAATACAATTCTTACAAGCTCTACTAAATCCATTAGATTGATAGGCTTTTACTTTAACACTTATTCTTTTTGTCATAATATTATAAAATAAGAGTACCAGTATTTCTACTAGTACTCTTAATAATGTATAACTAAAGCTGGTTATTTACGATATTGTATTTGTTTTCACGCTTGTTTTATAGTTGCTCTCTATTTGTTTAAGTTTGAGATAAACTTTATTACGAGCTTTAAGTTGTGGTAAACAACTAACATATCGCATAGCTTTGCGAATCTGTTTAATCATGTACTTCTCCGACTTCATCTTTTATTTCTTCTTTTGGTTCAACATAAGGATTCCAAGTATTCACGAACTGATTAAGTTCAACTACAATTTTTTCTCGGTCAAAAGTATCATTATCAGCACTTGGAGTTATATCTTCAAGAACAACATGAAGAGTATTACTACCGTTCTTGTCTTGCATACGAGCTAGACTATTGCACTGATATACCTTTATCATCAGGATGAGCATTACCTATTTTATAACCAGTTGATAGAGCCATACTAGCTCTCATTGGTTGAAGTTCAACCATTTTAATTCCAATTGCTTTCATAATTTAATTATTTATTGTTTAAAATTAGCAATTAGTTTATTTTCCAGTACTACCAAATCCTCTTGTACCTCTTTTAGTAGTACCAAGTTCTTCGAGAGTTTCAACTTCATCCCAAGTAATCTTTTCACGATGACGAACAAGAAGTTGACAAACACGGTCACCTTCTACATAAGGACATCCTCCTTTCTCATTCATCTTATTAAATTCTTGCCTAGCATACGTAATAAAATTATAAGCATTTTTATGTTCACTATGCTTAATAACATCGTTAAAAGCATTACCAAAATTATTGATAATTCTAATTAATCGACGAGAAGTACGATTCTTGAAAATAACAAGAAGTTCTCCTCTATAACCCCAATCAAGAGTACCGGGACTATTAGGCATATAAACGTCTGTTTTAGTATTACTACTACGAGGACGAAGTTCCATTTCATATTCATCAGAAAGAGCAAAGTGCAATCCTGTATGAATGATAAATCTATCTTTGTCTGCATCATATTCTATACTCTTAGCATAGACATCACAACAAGCATCTTCTTCTCTACCATAAGTAGGTAATGGAACGGATTTATCTTCACGCCAAACTTTAACAGAGACACTATCGATGTCTCGTTCTAGTTTTTGATAAAGTTCATCTTGAGTTAATAAACCACCATTAAATTCAATAATAGCATTAGCTATTGCTTTACTTAATTTACTCATTATAATTATTATTTTTAAATTTATGATAAGAACAATCAGTTGGAGTACTAGGTCTTCTATAACAAGAAGTAATAATAGTATCACTACTTCTTTCTAAGCACGTATAATGTTTATAAAAACAACCTTTTCTCTCTTTACTAAATGAATACAGTTACCACAAGTTCTGACTTTATTCTTCTTTTCCATATAGATACTTTAATAAATGAACAAACCTGATTATAAATATTACAAATAGCACATGACCTAATATTGGAACAAAGAATAAAGCACAGTTAAGAGTAACTGTGCTTATTACTTCATCGTCTAGTCTTTCCTTAGTAATCTTTAGTGCTATTGCAGTTATTACAAACTGAATAAAACATTCTATAACAGGGACATCTAATAAGATTGTTTTTAATACGGTTTCTAACTCCATTCTTTACCACAGTTAATACACTTAAAAGCAATTGGGTCACTTTCTTCTTCACGCGGAACTTCTTTTAGTTTAGCACCACAATTAGGACAACGTGAAACAGTAAATAACCCAATTAGTTTCTTAATAAAATTCTTTATTCCCATACACCAGCTAAAGCATAATTGAGAGCTTTAAGACTAGTATTATAGTCACCCTCAAATACAGTATTCTTTAAACGAAGCTCTTCTGTCTTATAGTCTTTGACATTAGAGAAGTAACCAGTAACGGCATTATAAGCACCATAAGCAGTACCTGCTATCTGTCTTTGTCCAACACCTTCTTGATAATACTCGAAAGTATCACAAAGAGTATTTAGCTTTTGCATAGATATTTCAGCAGCTTCAAAAGCAGAATTGTTTCTTTGGAATAAACCATTATATAAGTTTAACTCATCTACTCTTTCAAATTCTTCCCCCGTAAGGAAAGTTGCCGATAGATACTTCTTTACTTCTGCATCCGAAACTTTAGTCTTGAACATTACTTTATACATATCCTCTTCCTCTTCTATCTTACGTTCAGCAAGACCAAGTATTTCAGGAACAGTAAGTATCTTAGTATTGACACCTTTATTATGTCTAAAAGATATATAACTTTCGGCTGATATTCTAGCTGCATGAAGTGCGTTCATACAAACAACTCTTATAGGAGTAATCATCATTTGTACAGCACTACCACCATCATGACTATTAGTAAAGACAAAGTAATGTTGAATAGTATCGTTTTTGCCACCAATATTAATATCTTTATCAAATGTTGCTGACATAAATATCTTTTGTCCATAACCAAAATATCCTGCACGGTCGAGTTTTACTCTACCACCAAGAGCATCATCAAAGAAGCCAAAAGCCATTTGATTTTGTACTACTTCGTATCGAGACTTTACTTTCCCAAGAGGAATATTAATATCAATACGATAAGTTGCAAACTCACCAGGAACATCAACAAATTCAAAGCCGTTAACTACATTAGGAAAAATAGAACCATCACGACTAGCACCATTATCGTGTGCTGGCATTTTAGCAGATAGCTGACATTTAGCAACTGTATAATCGAGTTTAGCTTTTACAATAGCTTCTTCTGTTGTCTTACAATCGCTAATGTCTACACCTATTTTACCTCTCCAAGCAATTCCTTTTGCTTTGAATTTACTTCTATAACTTGAATCTCTAAAGTTAAATTCCATAATTATATGTATTTATTTATTTCTATCATAGCTTGTTCACGAGTACATCCAAAGGCATTCATTATTCTTTGGATAAGTTCTTCTACCCAATCTTCTACTTCAAACATATTACTTAATTATTAATGATGTATTACTTTCTTGTTTAGCAATAGTAAGGTCAGCATCCATACTCAAATTAGCTGCGATAATAGACTTACTAGTACAAGACTTAAATTCTACCTTATGAGGATTTTGTCCAATCCATTGAGCAAGATTAAAATTAGTAACATTAGCAAGTTCTGATAGACGAATATGAATTGATATTTCAGTATCAATAGAAAATACATCGTCAACAGTAACATCTACAAATGAAGATTGTTCAGATTCCTGCTCTTCTATGGGGGAACTTTCAGCTTTCATGTGAGTGCTGATAATACGAGATAGATACTCAATACTAAGGCTTTCCTTAATTTCAGTACTTGCTAGATATTCAGTAACTATATCCATAAAATGTCTGATAATATCAGCAATACGAACATCGTCCAACTTAGTAACAGTAGTATTACGAGAATAGACCTTATAAGTACTACCTTCAATTACTTTGTTACCGGACTTGCCCGTAGAACCAAACATTATAACAGCTTCAAGAACTGTTTCTTTAAGACGTTCAAGAGTATTATTTCTTGTTTTCTTAATTTGGTTAACACGAGCAACTTCGTCACTACATTCTTTAACGTCACATTGATAACGTTTAATTACTTGAAGATAATCTCCAATCTTATCTTTAAGATTATCTTCGGTAATACCTAGTTTAGCAATAACTTCTTCTGTTGCTTCACCTTCTTCGAGTTGCAAGATAATATCCTGCAACTCTGCTTTAATACTAAATAAACTACTTCCCATTATGTCTTAATTTAGAATAAGGTTTATCTTTAGTAGAATAACATATATAACTAACAGGACAATCCATAGTTCCCCGTCTTTCACAATCATGGCATCTAGGAGAATTATCCTTTTTAGTTAGTTTTAATAGTTTACTTACTAACTTTTTTAGAACTTTCATTTTCAAATACATTTATTGGATATTTACTTTTAGTTTCGATAACATTTCCTTCAACAATAGTAGCTCCTCTTTTAATAGCTCTAATACGAACTTTTCTATGATATGCAGCTTCTTTAAGATTACTTCCAAATTGATTAATTAATCTCTTATTTTTATAAATAGCTACATAAAGACCTGACGCATATTATTGAGTAACTATCTCAACTTTACCAAGTTCTTTATCATTTATTACTGTTATCATATTCTTCTTTGATTAACTTATTCTGTTCAGATATAGCTTTCATAATAAGTTCACGAGAATCCCAAAGACTTTCAGAACCAACACTTAGATAATAATGTTCAAGCACTTCTTCATTAGACATCTTTTGGAAGTCTATAATATGAGGAGTAGCTTTAATAACATCATCAAACTTATTGGTAACATCGTTCAACAGATTATATAGTTTACTACGAATAACTACATTATCTGTATTGTTCTGTCTTATTCTAGCAATAAGAGCAGGAATTATCTCACTATTATGCATTATCTAATGATTTAATATATTCAATAGCTTCATCACGAGAATCACACAGCTTATCTAATTCGATATTGCGTTTCCAACCATCTCCTTCATTAGTAATAACAGTAACACCATACTTACCTTTGAAGGTAATACCATTAATATCTCTATTATAAAGTCCATGTTGATTATCTTTTTCAGAACAACTTAGTTCTACTATATGATTACCAGTACAATGATAACTATCAACAATAGGAGTAAAGAAATTACTTCCTTTAACTACACTTTGAAATATTTCAGCTCTTTCTATATTACTTAGCTAATAATTCATCAAGATAAGCATCTAGATTCTCGATAATCATATCTAATAATTCTAATTGCTTTTTCCATATCATTAGATTAAAATGACCGAGAAAGTTATCAGTTCTACGAGTATAAGAAGTGTTACAATCTTCATAATTACTTTTAGCTTCTATACGAGTATTCTTTAAATCTTTTATAAGACTAGTAAGAATGAATACTTGTCTTTTCTTATCCTTCTTACTTATTTCAGATATTATATCAGAAATGCTGCTATTAATATTAAGCTCCATATTTACTTCCGGTTTGATTACGACACCATTCAAGATTAGACCAATGATTATTAGCACTATTACCGTCTTTATATCTAACATATTTATATACATTAGGTTTAGGATTAGTAATAAATGCTTTAGCAACGAGAGTAGCTATAAATAGCTTAGAACTATTACCATTGTGAAACAATGTAACATGAGGTCTTTCACAACCTTTACCACGATACCATTTAAGATAACGTTTACGATTATCAGACCAAACTCTTCCGTCTTCTCCTACACAGTAGTTAGGAAAATTAGGAATAGTAACGAATCTGACTATTGTTTTACTTTCTTCCATACTTTCTATTTAAATAATATGCACGACGTTTAGCTTCTTTAAAAGAATAAATCTTCCTATGCTTAATAATATGATTAAACAAGTCAATAGGAGCATAAACATCAGGAGTTCTTTTAATCTTACCGTTAAGATAATCATCAATCTTCTTATGTAATTCCTCATAGGTTATTACTATATGAATAATTCTAAGACCATGACAATAAGCATTATTATCGTTAGGTTGTCTAACAACAACATATCTACCTTTATCTTCTCCTTCTTTCATTATCGGTTTTACAAATATAATCAATCTTATTAATAGACCAAAGAAAATCTTACTGTTTTTAAACATACGAAATTAGTGATTTTAAGGCTCACTGTTGAACGCAAGGCAAAAATAATATAGTTGTTCAGGTAAGTATAGTAAATCGTACAGAGACGAAATATCGGGCATTTTCGTTGATTTCCCCCATAAAGGAGTGTCATTACTGTATACTTCCGACAGTCCTCTTTGAGTATAAGCTAACGATTTATCTCACAATCAGAGTATACAATAGAAACACTAGCTTTACAAGGGAATAACAAAAAAACCTACTGCCAATCTCTCGACTAACAATAGGGCAAGGCATCAAACCATGACTTACTTTAACAACTTATACACTACAAGGATATCATCCTCTTCTTCTTTTTCTAACTTAACGTTAGTATCAGATATAATACGAAGGCTTCGTATTATATCAGAAGCATTAACAGAATAATAACCATAATCTGAAACAGATACATTTCGGCATTGACCTTGAATATCTTCTGTAAGAAAACCTAGATATATTGATTCTTGTCCTTCGACTGGGTCGAACTTAACCATTAATAACATCTTTAGTTTATCTTTCAGATGTATGTCTTTTATTATCAGTTTCTTCTTCTTATAGTCTATATAAGATTTATTATAATTAACTTTCTTCTTCGATATTATTTGGTAATCCAGTAGGCTCATTATTAAGTATTTTAATTAAATTCCCGTGATTCGGGACATTCTTCACTCCTGACCTACATCTATATTCGACAAACGCTGTCTTACCAATAAGTTTATCTTTATTAAGAAGATAACTTTCACGAGTAGAAGCATCACCAATAGGCATACATTCAAATGTTTCACCATTAATATCATTACGAAGAACAAACTTACTAAAGTTAGGTCGTTTAGTTCCTTCGGGAATAATATCAATAATCTTGAATTTACCGTCTAGTATTGGTTTACTTTTGTACATAGTAGAATTACGTTTGCCAAATTGATATGTAGCATAAGGATTACGAAGAATAGCTCCCTCGAACTTAGCTTCAACGAAGATGTCTCGATATTTAATAATATCTTCATCTCCATTAAGATTATCGTAAGTATGAATAAGTACGAAACGTTTCTTATTATTCATGTGATAATCAAGAATAGCTTTAGCATTAACGTAATTAGGCATCTTAAACTTACCAAACTCTGACTTCAATAATGATATACGACTAGTTTGAATCATATCATCGATAGCTAAGTCATAACACCAGAATTGAAGAAAGCGATTATATGGACTTTTAAGATTCTCGGCAGCACTTAGAATATCATTTAGTTCAAGACCGGGAATATATAATTCTCCGTCTAATACTAAATTATCTTCTAACATACGATTGAACTGTCTGTCTGTAAGTACTTCATTCAGCATTATATTCTCTAATACCGGACACTTATATTCAAGTCCTTTACGACTACGAAATACAAGTCTTTTAATTTTAAAGAATCCTTCACCGCGCATAACAGCAGATATATTACAACGAACACCATTAATCTTCATTTGAGCTAATAGTCCTTGTTCGTTATTGTATTCATATATCTTAGCTAACATAGGAAGAACAAAACCTTCGTTATTAGTATTGTACTTAGGAAGATAACAATTAAGATAATTAATTAAATCATCTTCATTTGTTATTTCAGCAGGAGTATTATCATATAATTCTCCTAATTCAGTACCACCTTCTCTACGTTTAGCAGCAACAATAGTTTTCCATTCTTTCTCAACACCTCTAGGCGGAACATATTCAGATGTAGTACCTGTTTTACCAACAATACCATACTTTAGAATTATCTTATGACCTAGTATTTCTGCTGACCAAAAGATAGGTTTATCTTGTGCATTACGCTTATAAAGAGTAATACTTTTCGATTCACTCATACTTCTTCAATTTTATATTTATTAGGTTGTTCACGCATAAGACCAATAGCAACTTCTCTATCTATTATCATAGACTTATTAGTATCTATAACAATAATCCTAACTTTAGGATTAGGAGAGGGAGATGTAACAGATTTCCGCTCCTTTATGGGGGAAGATTTGGTAATCCGTTTACTAGTCTTATTAGTTCCCTTTTTCTTTTCGTAAACAATAGGAGGATTAACTTCTTCATATTTAAGATTAGCTTCATGAATCTTTTCAAGAGATTCTTTATCATAACCTAAATATATAAGAGCTGCCATTATCCATCTATATCTAAAATGAATAGTTTGAATATAAGGATAATTAGGTAAATCTAATTCATGAAGATAACTAGCGGTAGTATCATAAGTACCATTAACTTTAAGATTATATTGAATCATCCTTATATCAGAAGCATCTAACTGATAACTAAACGGATTTACGTTGTTTAACTTCATTTGCTGTAAGTCTTACAATTATATACTTTTTAGGTTTACCTATTCTCGCATGATAGAACTTGAAACACTTTAGATAATCAGTACTTTCAGTCCATTGTATAAAGTTTCCTTTAGATACAGATGTATTAGTTTCATAATTAAACTCTCTTGGAATCTTATGACTACTATACATGTCTTTATCTAAGTAATTCTTAATGATAGCTAAGTGTTCAGGATTATCAAACTCAAAGTTACCATAAATTTTTATCTTAGAAAAGTCAATTGGTGTACCGTCAGAAAGAGAGAGACGAATTAAAATATCAGGATTATCAACCATTTGTTGTCTGACATCATCAAGATACTTCTCTTCTTCATCTGTTAAAGGATACATAAAATAATAGCTATAAACATTTCCGCTATTACCGAAACTGTTTATAGCTATTCTCTTTAATGGAGCAAATGAATTAAAATCAATTACTCTACGTTCTTCTTGTGCCTTTGGAAGCGGCACATACTCTTCTTCTCTACTCATATTCAAATAATGATTCAGTTTGTTCTATAAACGAATTAATAGTTTCTCTTGAATACATACTAACTAACTCCGAGAAATCTTTAGCACCATAACTTCTTGGAATAACAATAGGTATAATACCATATTCTTTTCGTAACCTACGAGCACCACGTACTCCTGTCAGGTCACAATCAAAAAAAGAAATAAGTATTCTATTATCATTTAGCTTAGATTGAAGCCAGTTATATTCGTAATCTTTGAGAACATAGCTCTCCGAAGTAACATTAATTACTCCTATTTGAGACTCTGACAAATTCCCCCGTAAAGGATAGGAATGTAACCAGTAACTTAATGCTAGATTGTCCTTATATGATTTAGTAATAATAATTATATCATACTTAGGTTTATCAAGATTAAGTATTCCAACAAGACCATTATGATTAGTTATAAACTTGATTTCTCCCTTACTTCTATCTCGAAGAGGAAAATAACATTCGATATTATAAATACCGTTACTATCAAGTCCAGTAACATAAGCATAACAAGGGTCTGATTCCTTATATGTATATTTAGGACTAGGTTGACAATATCTATTAATATACATTTGGTCAACAGGATAGACAAAATGAGTATTAAGCCAATGTAGACTAACTCCCCATTTTCCCCAAATATTCTTATCGTTATTAGTCCAAGTTCTAGTAGCTATTTCAATAATTGGTTTACTAGCTTTGATTTTAGATATTACTTGTTTAAGTAAGATTTCATTCTCTTCATCTACTTCTCCGTCATATATTATCTTACGGAAAGTATAAGCTATATGCTTTAATATATAATAGAAATCTGCCTTATTAGCAACATTTATATGACGACCAGTTTTAAAACTTAGTACATAAGCTACTAGGTCGAAACAATCACCAAAGAAAGAGCCATTAAAATCACGAGCTTTTAGCTTGTGTTTATTATTGAAAGCAAAACCAAATGTTGGATGATTATCAACACGTAAAGGAGAGCAAATAAGTTCATTATTTTCTACACAATTATTAACTACGGATATAGGTATACCCATATATTTAGCCATAATCATTTCCTGACTAACCTTAGATAATATAAACTCTTTTGTTAAGTCTTGTCTTATTCCTCTACGCATAGTATAACTAGATAAAATAAGCCTAGCTTTACACTAGGCTTATAACATTATTAACGAAATATATTTGGATTACTTAGAATGGAAGTCCACCATTGTCTTCTGAATCAGGAGCAAATGCAGAACCTTCAGTTGGATTAAAACCACCTGCTGCACCAAAGTTTGGCATACCACCCATATTAGGTTGAACAATTCCTGCGCCCATTGCAATACCACCAATACCTGGGGCGGCTGCAAGATTAGGAGCTTTCTTTTGTTTTGATTGAACACCGTCCATAGGAGCAATACGTTCCTTAGTAATATCAAACATAAGACTAGGTTCTTTAAAATGAGTAGCATCCAACATGAACTTCTCTTCAAAGATACCTTGTCCGACAATGTTCGGAAATACTAAGTCGCCTTCTTCTGAACCTTGACCGGAGAAAACCCACTCACCTTTGTTCTTGTAGTAACGATTAAGTCTGATCCAAAACTGTCTTTGGTTGCCTACTTTATCAAGTAATGCAGATTTACCATTCTCACCACCTGTTTCAACAAGTTTAACTACATTGTCAAACAGAACTCCCCAAGCCTTGATAACATCTTCTACTTCAACTGGTTCATACTGACCATTATCATCATAATCAACATAACCAAGTTCAAGCATTTCAGATTCTTCGTCAGTCATTTCACGACCTTTAAATACAACTACATCAAGGAAGTGTTTTATCCAAGCAAAGTCCATATTAATAAACTTCTCTTTAGAACCGCCAGGAATATAATCAACATTACTTTCATAGGGCCAAAATGTCTTACTAGCAACACGAACATCAGCAGGATTAGTATGAAGAGAAGTAGCTTCAATAACAAGCTGTGGAATAGCTTTTCCTGCAAATGCTGGACGCATATTGTTATCTTCCTTTATAGTTACCCAAGCAACACGAGCATGGAGATGACCAACAAATAACCAAAGATTATTAATAGCATCTTTGTGAGAGAACTTCTTACGAGAAGTAGTTCTTGTCTCATTACTAATACCTCTACGACGCTTCTTAGTTGCAGTAGTTGCAGCATTATTAGCTGATTGATTAACTACTGGTTCTACTTTAGCACTTTCTTCTTTTTGAGTACTCATAAAATTTGTTTTTATAAAGATTAATACTAACAACAACAAGTTGTACAGGCTTGTTGTTTATTGCAAAGTTTCCAAATATAATAATTTTTTAAATCATAGCCAAATAAAAAAGAGCTAAATTCAATTAAGAATTTAGCTCTTTATAATCTAGCTTTTATCTAACCGGAAGAAGTTCTTATTTAGAAGATTGACGAGCAATCGGTTCTTCATCAGCTTTGAAAGAAATCTTGTAAGCGTTAACTTCAACAGTTTCTTTTTCATCACCAATAACTTTACCAGTTTCAACAGCAACTACGAACGGTTCGTTCAAGTTAACTTCAAATACACGGTTAAACTTCTCTGCTTCGTCACCGAGATTTTCTTTCAATTCCGACCACATTGAAGAATCGGAGAAAGTCAACGGCAAACCAAGACCAGTAAGATTGGAAGAAGTAGAAGTACGAGCACCGGAGTAAGCACGAGTAGTAGGATTGTAGTCATCAATAGTAACTTCTTCTACTGACTTACCAACTTCTTCTGCGATTCTTTCTTTGTTAAGTTCAAATGCAGCAGCTTTCTGTTCAGCAGTCATACGAACACCTGCAAGTTTGATTTCTCCGTTCTTCTCGAACAAAGGTACACCTTTACAGATACCATATTCACCGAAGTTCTGAATAAGAGCAGCACGAGCAGCTTCTGTACCAAACTCAACATTGTTCTCTTCGCACCATGCCATTACCTCGGCATCACGTTCAGCAATAGCTGCATCAATATCAGCAATATTACTAACAAACTGTACGTTATCACCGGGAACAAGACCCATGATACGAGTTACTGCACCTGCCAAGCTAAACTTAGCTTTAGTACTGTTAGCAGTCAATGTAGGTTCGTTACTAGCTTGCATTACTCTCTTGCCGCTCTGAACGGCAGTCATTCCAAAATGAAGTCCCATAGTTGTAAAAATTTAAATGATTAATAATTATTAATACTAGGCTTAAAGCCTATTGTTATCTTAGTTTTTGTCTTATTTCGTATCTATTGATTAGTAATAGTTAGACTTCTATCACTATCAAATCTCTACAATATCAGCATCGCTGATATTCATGTTGTTTACTATCTTAGCTTCTGTTGTTTCCATACAACCAAGTATAACATCAGCAGCTATATCACGAGCAGCTAGTGTAAACGCTCTATGTCCAATAAGAGTTCTCATATATTTAGTATATGTATCTTTACTAGCAAGTCCAGCAGTTACAGCGTCACTATAACTAAAATGTCCTATACTAGTAATAACTCTGTTATCTACCACACGAGTAAGTTTATATTCAGTAATATAATCACAAGGAACATTAGGTATTCGGAAGATTGGAACTAATCCCTTAGCTGCAATGTCTTTAGCTTGTTGTTGATTAGCTGCAACCCCGAACTTATTATTTAGCTGATATTCCTTATATATAGTACCATTATAATCTTGATAATTTCTAACTGGATAAATACCAATTTCGTCATTATCAGAACTAGCATTAAATTCATCAGCTTCTTTCTTGCTTTTGAATCTCCTACAATACTCTGGTATCTTACTATCAATATAAACATTATTACCGTCTGTATATTCATACAGAGCTATATAATCTTTAGTGCATTCCCATGTTATAGCTGCCTTCAATAATAACGCTTTAATTAAGTGAACGTCTAATGTAGTTTTACCATTAATAACTCCTAGATGTTCAATACAACTAGTAAATGGTAAACCTAGTTCTTTAGCACGACTATATATTGCAAGACCATCTTGAATAGTCTTAATACCGCACTTATCACTAGACATTACTGATTTCAGATACAACTCTAACTTACTCCTATCATCGGGATTGTAAATGTCTAGGGTATTCAGAGCAGAAGCCATAACCATACTATTATTATTAGCAGGTTTTGCTTTTGGTTCTGTCTTAGCTAGAGTTTTTTCATTCTCTGTCTTTACTTCTTCCATTATTTCAAAGGTCGCTTATTGATTACTCTACAAAGATACTAATTTCTTTTATAACTCCAAAGATTAGCATCTATTATTCTCCTATTATGAAATCATTTTCATTATCTTTAACTATTTCATAATCTTTTCCTCCTTTCGTTTCTGCTAGCTTCTTTTCTTCATTCGTACCTTTACAGTATACCTTATATATTATATTAGGTACGGAACTAAAAGATAGATTAGGTATTCGATATTTTAAGTCTCGTATTGAGCTGCAAAGAGGTGAAGTGAAAATCACTATATCCACAACTCCTATAAAGCTCGTATCAATAGAATTATTTGCCGACAGTACTTTCATATAGTCGTCATTAAATAGCTCCAAATTTCGTGTTCTCTGCGCTCTTGCTTGCATGATTACTGGCTGTCCGATTTTAGCTCCCGTTTTATATACTTTCGGTTTACCTTTCTTATCATAAGCCTGTATTCCTTCCATATCGTTATGATAGTTTCCGCAATAGTCATATTGTAGAATACTCATTCCAGTTTGGAATATCTCACCATTAGTCATAATAGATTTACCTTCATATTTTATATTAGCATTTAGGTACTCTGTTATCTTTCCGGCAAACACTCCATTCTTTGAAATAATAAGTATTCTTTTGCCTATATTTTCCTTAACTATATCAAGTATTACATCTAGCTTAACAATATTATCAGTAACTACCTTAGTACGTTCTCTAATAATATTATAAGTTTGAGTAACTCTCTCGACTAAAGCACTAGGATTATATAATTCATCAATCTTACGACACATTGCATCAGTCATATCCATTTTAGCAGACCAACCATTACTTTCTGCTACTTGTAATCTACAAGTTTCAGCAGCAATATTAAGTCTAGTATTACCAACACGACATTCTTCTAACTTTTCAAAAGTACCAAATATAGTAACACTTTCATTAATATATTGGCTACATTTATCATAATAGATTCTATCAGCATCAGTTAGAATAACACCCTTTTGGTACTCCTTTATGGGGGAATGAATAGAACGATTAATTAAGTGAGCATAATTAATTTCATATACTTTAGGAGCATACTTATACATAAGTACAGCATTATCAGCAACACTATCAATAGCATTAGTAGCAAGTAGTTTAAACTTAAAATAGTTACCACTATATTTCTCTGCAATCTTTCTGAACTTCTTTACATTAATAGTAATAAGTACATCTTTATGACTACTAGGACTAGGTTTATACGGAGAACGTTCAACATAATCACGAGTGAGTATAAGACATCGCTTATCAGTTATCAATTGTTTATGAATCTCTTTAAATTCAGAAGTATTATCGAGATAATAATTAATGTTAGCCCTATCTTCCATAGTCTCTGTTATAATAAGAGACGTTAAATCAGGAGTTTTAGCTACCATTTTATCTAACACCATTGTAACAAAGTTCATTACACTTAGTGGTTCGGATAGAATAACACTACCCACGCCTTTGTTAGCAGACCATTTATTAGCAGCTTCATTATAAATATCGGTTACATCATTCATAATATAAGTTGTTCTTTATAATTCTTAGGATAAACAAGAGCATAACTACGATTGAGAGGACTACGTAGAAGAATAATATCTGTATATTCAATAGTATTCCAACCAATATCTTAAACAAAAGATAAGATTAAACATTCTAATAGTATATTATAACCTACTACCATTCCTTTAAAACTATCATAGTTAACTTCTTTCCCTAAATTATTTATACATACTTTTCTTATATCCATTTTATCAATCAAATAAAGTATTTCTCATTCCATAGTATTTCTTAACTAAACGTTTACCTTTACCTTTATTATTACGACTTTGCTCTATTGGTTCTATAATAGCCATAGCTTCATTATAATAATATAAGTAATTAACATTTAATTCAGATATATCAGTATCATCAACAGTATTACATATAGAAACACGTTGACCTGCACATAGAGAACTTTTCTTAACTTGTTCTTCGTTACGCTCATTCCAGCCCATACTCTCAACTTTCATCAATGTTCCCCCCGTAGAGGAGATGTAAAACCTTGTATTCCTCTGTACCACATCTGTTCTTATCTTTCCGTCTACAACATGAGTAAACTCTAGTCTATACTTATGATTAACATTTTGAGTACGACAGAAATCAAGAATAGATTTAGCATTTCTAAGAGTTTCCATAACAGGAGTACCATTAATAAAATATTCAGTAACACATTTAGCTACAATAGGAGAATTATATCCTTTAGATAAATCCTCTAAGAACATCTTAGGATTCATTCTACCTTTGAACTTACTACTACCTCCCCGTTTAACAGTAAGATAACTATTAACACCTTCAGTTACATATTTTGTATAATATGTAAATTCTAGCTCTAATCCTAAATGTTTCTCCCACCAATGACAAATATCATCGGCAGTTTGTTCTAATTCTCTAGGAACAATAGTTACAATACCATCAGTATTAGCACTTATAACATGAATACCTGCAAGTTCAAGTTTCTCTATTAACATCAATAAGAATAACTGACCATTAATAGTTACTTGATACATTGCTTTCTTGTCACATAAGAATGACTTCTCACTTCCCATTTTACCAAATATACCAGCATTTGCTACAATCTTTAGACAAGCAGCAGCAGTAGCATGTTTATCTCTCTCCATAACATCAAGAGATTTATCTTTGGCTAAATGTTTATGTTCTAGTCGTTCATCAACAATAGTATCAGCTATACGAAACCATGCTTTAGGAATAAGGTGTTTCTGACATACTTTAAGACTACGTATCATATTAGGATAATAACTTGCAACATCTCTGTCAACAATAATACTATCAGAATTTTCAATATATACAGATGGAATCTCATTTGAATGTAAACCCCCAGTTGCGATGGTATAGGACGTGCCCATAAAGGTAAATTCCCTGTCAAATTCGCCCTTTTCTCCACGTAAGGTAAGGGAACGTATGTCTGACAAAATATCGTTCAATTCAGGGGTCGAAAATGCGATTTTATCTGACAAGATTTCGGAAACCAAAATTTTCCTACGTATTGTCTTAGTATCAATAAAGGCTTTAGGATGTAGACCAGTAAACTTACTATATAGTTTAACAATAACTTTATCAGCTATTGTACTTCTACTAGCAGAATATACATCTACCTTATATTCTTCACTAATACGATACCTTAAAAGAACTTCTTCCTGATTCATTCTGATTAGCTCGGCAACAATATATACATCATTGTCATTATAATCAGCCATTTCATTAAGATATTCTCTAGGAATAAATCGCTCAAATACATTACGATAATGAATATTAAGTTCTCTATCAGTCATTCCCTTTGCTTCGGGTAATCTCTCGTGATAATAATGTCTATCTAAATCACCAATAGGTGGCATAGTATACTCTTTTAGATTATACCATTTAATATTAATAGAAGTCTGTTTAAGACTTTTATGATAATGGTCTAGCCTAAAGATTTGGAATAAATCTAAGTCTCGAAATGCCACGTTATTACGAAGTATAAGAGAAGTAAAATTATCAGTCCAAAGAGTATCATTATTAGAACTACGAATAACTCTCTGTGATGTTTCATATAAGAATGTGATTAACTTACTAGGCTTATCAAATTGATTATAATACATGAGCAATGCACTCAACATTAAGCGGTCGTACTTCCGATTATTATATCCGAAATAATCTGCTTTCTGTTGTAACCAATATAATAAACTGAATAAATCAGTATCATCATCTTCATATAAAACAAAACGTTTCTTAGGTATTGTTTCTAAACGTTGTTTTATCTCTGCAATAGTAAGTTTATCAACAAGAGGAATAGCTTTTCCATCATTATCGACACAATCACTAAATACTTTGAGATAACTACGTAAATCAACAAATACTACCGAGAAGTAATTTCTAGTTACTTCGACATCATAACACATAGAGTTCATACTTATACTTTATTTATTGTCCATAACACAAATATAAACGATTTTTACATCTACTACAAGCTGTATATAATCTACGAAGAGTATTATCTATATCTCCCCATGGATTACCAGTTCTAGTATCAAATACAATATCATTTATATCTATATACACATCAGCATAAGTACTACCTTGTGCTTTATGGCTAGTAAGAGCAAAACCATAATCTAAATCACGACTGAACTTTATCTTATTAGTAGCTTTATCTAATAGATTAACTAATAATAAGTTTCTTTCCCTAAATTCATAGTATTCTTTCCAACGTTTAGTTCTATTATATTTATCAGCATTAATAGCATTATAAATATAAGATTCACCTAACTTATAATAAAGCATAGCATTATTAAAATCAGAATGGTCTACTACAAATAAAGGTTTAGTTCTATTACCGCCATTAACTTGTATAAAAGTTACATTAAATCCATGAATATTATCTCTATTAGTAAAGTTCTTAATATCATGTATTATGTAATCTTCGGAGTTAACGATAATAGTATCTTTAAAATCATCAATAAAAGTATTATAAGACATTACTAAATCATTCTTAGTTAGAATTGCTTTACCACTATCTTCAATAATATTCTTACGAATTAATTTATTCCAGTCAGATACAGATTTATTAGTATAAGTAACAAGACGACAAGTATCAACATCTCTAGTAAATTCTTCATTATAAAATCCGTCTATTACAAGAGATTGAAACTCAAATGCACCACAAGTATAATATCCTTTAGTTTGAGTAGAATCAAAAGCATACCGATTTCTATTGATAAACTCTAGGAACTTCCAAGTTCTATTATCAATATCTTTTCTTAATATTCTTAATAATTCACTAACAGGATTACTTTCTTCTTGTCTTACAATCTGTCTAAGAGTATAAAACTTAATGTTATCGAAACAACGCGAACGAGTTTCTTTAACAGGCGGTAACTGATAGTTATCACCCATATAAATAAGCATACAGCCAAACTGTTCACACTCTCTTTCTATAAGAGTTTTAAGATTAATACCAATCATAGATGCTTCATCAACAATATATAGCTTATATTGTTTAATCTTCTTTTCAGCCAATGGGTCAAAAGGAGGATTATTAACATCAAAATCAGTAACATCAGTATTAAGTCTTAGACCTAAATCACTAGCCACAGTAGATGTAGCATATCCAGTAGATACACGAAGTACACGAGCAGCTTTATGAGTAGGAGCTGCAAGTCCAATAACAGATTTAGCTAAACCACATCTCTTTATTACTTCACGTATCATATAAGTTTTACCTGTACCAGCAGCACCAATAAGTGCACGTCTATAATCACCTTCAACATAACCTTTTTCTATAAAGGCTACAAGATTCTCATAAGCAATCTTTTGGTCACGAGTAAAACTATTTAAGACACTATCATCTTTCTTAGCATCATCAAACTTTTCAAAATTCATTGCATTTCAATAAAAATTTATCAATATTATCACGACATTTAAGAATATAACCTTTAACTGGTAATCCTATCTTAAATGGAATATAACAACTAGGCATAGTACAATAAGCATCAGTACATCTAACAATCTTAGTAGGTCTACCATGACTATCCAATGCACGAGTATATATTGTCTTAAAGCCTTTACATGAGTATGAACGTTCAGATAATGTAATAAGTTCATCAGTACCTTTAGGATTGAACTTATATTCATTGTTATGTAGAACAATAGTACCTACAACAATTTGCATTATTACTTTCTCACGAGGAATCTTCTTATCCTCATTAACTACTGATAACTTAAAACTTAGTCCCATATTACTAAGATTTAACAATTTGATTAGGAAGATATTGTATACAACACGCTCCTTTACGGGGGAATATCTTATACTTATCAGTATTCATAATCCTAGGTAACGGAATAATTTCACAACATCTATCATCATGAACATCTATAATAATGCAATGATAAGCATTAACATCTGCATCATGAGATATAACAGCTTTAAGTCCTTCAAAATATACATCAAACGTACTATCAGGATTAACACATTGTTTTAAATCTACAACCATATTAATTAGCTTTAGTTTTATATATTTCGTATAACTTACTAAATTCATCAGAAGGCATACATACAATAGGAACATTAGTATGCATTTGGTCTTTAGGAACAATACAATTTCTAGCAGTAACAATTCTATTGTCTTCAACAAACATGGTTTCAAGAACTAAACAATTACCACCATCTAATATTTCCTTACATTTTGGACAAATATAAATATTATCTGTACCAAATACAAGAAGCTCATCGCCACAAACTAGACATTTGCCAGTCGTGACAATGAGCTTACCATTATCTTGTTTAAACTCGTTGAGCTTGGGCATAACTAGGAATACGTCTCCTTTCTTCCATTCTAATAAGTTTAACACTAGTACTTTCAAGTACATTAAGAGTAAAAGCTACTAACTTATAGCTTCTCTCATGCTTTCCGAATTTAATTTTCTTCTTAATCATTTACGTTTAGTATTTAGTTATTACTTAATCGGAGTATCTGACGCTCCGCTTCGCTTCGCTTTATTCCCCCTTAAAGGAGTTGTGAATTGTTTAACCTTTTGCTTAATTTCATTTACAACAGCTTTATTCTTATCAATACTATCATTACTATAAAGATTGTAACTATGTGTTTCATCAATATTTCTATTAATATCAAGAACAAATAGATACATACTAATATAAGAAGTATTATTAAGATTGCAATTAGTATAAAGGTCACTAGAGAGTTTAGTACTATACAATAGACTAAGTTGTATCTTCTGTAACTCTTTAAACAATTTAGTAAATTCTTTCTTATCCATGTCGGTATATTAGTTTTTAGTTAATAATCAATTAAAAAGGAGAGGACGCTTCCTCTCCTACCATTAAACTATTGACACTTAATTCTATCTCACGACAGTAATTTAATTAGGGATAAAAATTAAAAGACAAATAAAGTTTTCTGTCTCACGACAGTAAATGCAACTTGTATGTTAAACACAATACTATGTATTTATAGCTGACATTTTACGAAGAGGATTTCCCTTACTTCAACCATTTGGTTAATGTTTCAACTTAGATTAGTCATCATCAGAGCTATCATAAGAAATAGTACGATTCTCACGAACAGTACTATTAGAATTCCATAAAACCTATATCTACTATCTTCACAAACAACAGATATAAAAACTACAATACGACAAAATTTAATTTTAGTTTAACTAAAACAGACAAACAAAATTGGCAAATTACTTATTGTATATCTTTGTATAATCTACACAATAAAAATCAGGACAATCCTTAAGAAATGATTCACATATTCTACGAGCTTCATCTTTACTATTACCAGAGTAAAGAGTTTTAGCATTACCATTAAAAGACTTTCTTAGCTTATCATTCTTATCTAAGAATACAAGATGATTTTCAGAACAATAGAATACAGAATAAATCGGAGCTTTACTAGCTTCATATTTAGCAAGAAGTTTATCATAAGATTCTTTAGCACTATCTCTCATATCACTAATATATTTGATATAAGGAAGTATAATGCTATCCCATTGTTCAACAGCTTTAACCTTATCTTCAATAGAATATTCACCGTCAAGAATATCTTCAAGAAGTTGATTTAATGATTTCACATTAATAGATTCAATATCTTTAAGAAGTTCTTTATTAAGTTCTCCATTAATAAAGCGTTTATGAAATTCTTTCTTAGCTTTATCAATAATATCAGAACCCATACTAGCAGCAATAATTGCTTCAATAATCTCTTTCATTATAGTAAGTTTTAAATTATACAATAAAAAACTCTACTAATATTACTCTAGTCTCACGACCTGAATAATCTTAATAGAGTGAACCGACATTACTTAACCCTTTTTGTCAGATATGAATTAAATTGAGTATATATCGGAATTATACTAAACGTAAAATCATTGTAATAACAGCACCAAGAGCAATAATAGCTGCAATAACAAATGCAGAAGAATTATACTGATTCTTAGCTTTAAGTTCTTCACAATCCTTCTTAGCTTTAGCTAAATTAATTTCAAGAGATGCAATGCTATTTTTAAGAGCCTTGTTATTAGCTTCTAAAAAGTTATTACTAGTAACAAGTTTAGAACACTTATCAATAAGATTCTTTTGTTCGCTAGAAACTTTCTCATAAGTATATTTATAATGATTAAGACCAGCATTAGATTTATCCAAATCTTTGCGCAAACGAATAACTTCTGTCTTTAACTCATTGACAGTAGGACGTTTCTTATTAAGAACATCAGCTTTATTATTTTCTTCCATAACTATTATTATTTAATTAATTTTCAATATGAGTTATATCTAAGTCAAGGTCTATATTATCCTCACTTAGAGTATTGCCAATATTCCAATTATTAGCCATTTCACAGTCGAGATAGTCTATATCGGCTACCAAACCACAAATAGGAAATTCTACACCTTCGTTATACATAATCTTAAATTTTGTAATACGGATGCAAGTATAGCAATAAATAATGGAAATACCAAACAATAATGATAATATTTAATGAGTATTGCTATTAGCTATATCATCTTTGAAGCTATCCATTATATCACAAACTGATATATTAGAACAATTCAATAGAGTATTAATAGTATTAGCAGTACGTTGGTCTTTACAAGTAATATTAAAATTATCATAATTGAACTTACGAACAACATTAGGACTAGCTTTATGAATATAATAAATATCCATATCAGAGACATTGAAGTCTACAATATCATTTTCATATTTATCTAATACGTCTTTAAGAGATATGTAATATCTACAATCACCAATAGCTCTAGCAGCACTAGCAGCATCTTTAAATCGAATAAAGAAACCGGAATCAATAGAATTACGAATAGTTAGCCATTCATAATCTAGCTCGTATTCTTTATATGGTTGAATATAAAGTCTCAAATCATAAAGAGCTTTTTTAAAAACTCTTAAAGCATGAGTTCTTTCAGCTAGTAGAGAAGTCTTTTCTTCTAATCGTTTATTGAGCTTATCAATATCTTCTTTAGAACGGCTTAATTGAGTATTGAGTTCCTCATTAACTTTAACAGTAGCATTAAGAGTATCTTCGATATTCTCTAACTTAATAAGACTATTAGTTTTCTCTTCAATAATCTTATCCTTCTTTACAATAATATCTTTATATTTATTTTCTTGCTCTTCGATTTGATTACGTAATTCGGTAATTCTATTATCGCTATTAGTAAGTTGTCTTTCAAGAAACTTAATACGTTCAGTTAACTCATTATTAGTATCTTTAGGAGATTCAATCTCATTATTAGTATCTTTAGGAGATTCAATCTCATCACAATCTTTAATAGTATAAGTATTGCCTAAATTAGCAATCTCACAAATAGAAGCAAGTGATTGAAAATCTAAATCAATAATACAACCACTTTTTTCAACAATAACAACTCCATTTGTATGAGATACAAGAGTTATATGCTTTTTATCATTTACAATAGCTTTCATAAATACAAGTATTAATTATTAAGAATTTAATTTTAAAAGTAGAATCCATACTATAATAGTATAGTACTATATAGTAGGCGAATAAAACTAATAACTATTATATAAGTTATTATAGTTTGAATAACAGAACGAATGATAATAACCTTCTTATAAGAAAGGTAATTAAACATTAAATAACATAGGCATATAACTATCCCAATTAAAGATAGAAATATATGGAACTGATAATCTGTCATGGTGAAGTAATATCAAATGATATTAAGAATATACATAAAGTAGACGCAACTATTATTAAAGCGAATAACATAGTAAGAAGAGTAATCTTAGTGTTAATAAGAAACTCACTGCATTTAATAAGTGCGATAATAAATAGTAATGCTAAGATAGTAATATCGTAGTTAGACATAATAATATAAGTTAATAAGTGGATAAGATAGAGAGCAGAAGAAGTACAGTAATGTCACTCCTTTATGGGGGAGACAGCGAGCTTTGCGAGCGTGACAAGTCAAGCTACACAACAATATAATTATTAATAATAGTACTATTAATAATGTTACCAATAATGTTACTTCTGTTATCAGTTGTAATACATAGTATTGTTATAATCGGAATCGTTCGAACTACTATTGTCAAAGACAATGGTAGTGACGCTCTAATAATAACAACTACAACAACCAATAATAATATAATAGTAAGGACTAAGGATTAAGACTATAATATCTTCAACTCTAAGACTATTAGAACAAAGTTCTAATTGGATTAGACAATTAACAACCAACAACTAGTAATAGTACTATTATATAAATATGATTAAAATCATAACTATCAATATAATAGCAACAATAATAGAACTAGGACTATGAGTATGATAGTAACAATAATAGAACTAGGACTATGAGTATGATAGTATCTAATAGTAGGATTATAAGATAGGATTAAAATCCTAACTCCATAAACGAAGTGGTTTAAGTAGTAGGAGCAACATTGTAGGTAAGAGTAGTGAGTTAGAATGAGGGAGTAGAGGTAGGAGTAGTGAGTAATACCACTACTTAACCAACTTATCTCTCTTATCTATCCTATTACTATTCTTACTCCACTACTATTATCTCACTCTATTGTCTACTCTACTATCTAGCTTAACGAGGAGCCTTAGCGACCCTTCCGAGCATTGATGTTGTCAATACTAGTAATAGTCTTGATACTATTGATACTATTGATACTATTTGTTGTTATTGGTGTGATTGTATGAGCTTCTTCCTATTGTCTGCGACAATAGTCATCGTTGTTCAGGTAACCTAAAATACTGTACTATCGTACGTATTTTATCTAAGGTACGCACGCACGTAAATAACCAGATTCGTATATATATATATAATATATATATACTCTCTTCCAAAGAACGTGCGCACGTGCTAGAGTTAGTATTATTCATCGTACTTAGACATCTGACTAACTAGTTTACTTAGTAATCCTTTCAGTCTTTTGTCTATCTCTAAGACTTCACCTCTTACTTTATTAACAGTGTTAATAAGAGGTTGAGTTTCTATTGTCTCACTAGTACTATCGCTATAAGTGACTTTTACTATTCCCTTATCTATTAGATTCACATCTATTATATCCTTTACTTTTTCTATTTCCATATTATTTTAATTTATCAGTTGGTTAGTTTCGCTTATCAGTTGTAGCATTTCGCTTATCAGGTGACTAGTGTCGTTTCCAATCCCGACTAGCTTGCCGGACGGCTGTGCCCGAAGGCTTTGCCGGACAGCGAGCATAAGTCGAGAGTATTGTCGAACACGTGCTGAACGGTGTAACTTTAGTTTAGTAGTGGAGATTTCTCTCCACTACGTAACTGGTTAGGCTGCACCCTCTGCATCAGGCTGGTATTTAGCCAACATGTCAGCCACGAGCATTTCGTCCGCAAGGGACAACGTACGCATACTAAGTTCGTACGGGAAATATTCGTAACGGTCATGCTCATTAACACGCTCTTCACGTGCCATTTTAGAAGCATACGGATTAACGAATACTTCACCTTGCGCAAGTACGTGTCCAAGCACGCTAATACGTGCCTTCTTGAAGATAACGTGCAACACCGACAGAGGTGCAGTCATAACAGCATTGGCAAGCATTGGCTCGCCCTGACCTTTAAGAATTGCAGCAAGCTGAATACGAGTAGTAAATATATTACGAGTCGTAGACTCGACATAAGTACCACTAGCAGCATCTTTAACAAACTGTGGAATGTTGCGATTAACAACAACAGTAAGAGCACCTGCATAACGATTACTATTATCAATGATATTAGTAATCATTAAGCTGTCGTGATTCTCAAAATCAGGACGGTCAAGCAACAGACGAGTAATATCGTCTGCATCCTGTCCTTGATACTCGGATAGGTCAACTATACGAGCATCAGCAGCTTCATCAGCAGCTTCATCAGCATTAACTGTTTCAGCGTTAGCACTTGCTGCATCAGCAGCTTCTTTTGCAGCTTTTGCAGCTGCTTCTGCTGCCTTTCTAGCAGCATCATTAACTTTAGTTCCCATAATAAAAATGAAATTAAATGTTATAAATCAGTCGGCAACTGTTCAACCAATGTGCATCCCGACTACACGCACAATGGCAATATGTTTATAGTCATTTGGTTTGATAGTAACTGCAATATGTTTAAAGTCATTTGGTTTGATTAAGCCAATAGTTCTTTAACAACATCGTTAGCATCTAGTATAAGTACTAACACTACTAATAGTGTTAGAAAGCTATTCACATGGTTATCATACAACTTAATGTAACTTAGACGTATGAATACTGGCACACCTAGCATACTTAATGCTAAGTGTACCACTTTAATCCTATCAGTCTTGTTTATACGTATCTAGTATAGTAACGTGAACAAAACTTGTCGTAGGTTTCACCTGCACGACCATACTTTCTCCAATCCCGCTTCTGTCTTCTAATAGCAGATAGATAAGTAGCAGTAGTCATAGCTACTGCTATTGATAACAACGATAGAAATATCATAAACATAAGTATTTAATTAAACATTTATATTAATAGCAATATGTTTAAGGTCATTTGGTCTTGACGGGGGTATTGGAATTGGTTTGGATGGGACGGGGGTGAGTGGTAGGAGCTTCACCTCGATAAAAATATATTCACGAAAAATATTATTTTGTGGGGCAGCACTAATAGTACTACCTCTAATACTACCTCTAATACTACCTCTAATAGCACTACCTCTAATAGTACCAACAATAGTAGTCCTAACATTACTTCTAATAGCTCCTCCAAGTCCTTTCTTATTAGTAGCCCAATCCTATTTTTTAAGTTCATTATAAGTAGTAGTTCTAATTCTCTCCTAATCGGTAGTCTTAATAGTAATCCTAACATTACTTTTAATTCTCTTCTTTCTAATAGTTCCTTTAAGTCTTCTATATTCTACTTGTTGTTTATTGTTGTTAGTAGTCCAAAGTCTATCTTCGATATACTTAGTCCTATTAGTTTAATCAATTCCTTTAAGTCCTATTAGTTTAATCAATTCCTTTAAGTCCTTAATTGGTCTTACTTATATTATATAGTATTGATTGTCTATTGGGTCTTATTGTGTATTACCTTTCTCCTCTTCTATCGAAGAGTCCGAAGATTTAGCATCAGGATTGTAAAAATAGAATGGTAAGATTTAGTCGATATTTTAGTTAAGTAGTGGACTTGTATTAGAGTGTATACTAATGTGAACTAGTGTGAACGGATGTGAATTATATAGCGAATACAATTCTAAAGGTTTTTTAATGAGTTAGATATTGATAGTACAAATATTATTCGTATACTTGTACTATTAATGACTGGTGCATATATTACTCTTAGTAATGCTAGTCAACTTAATTAATAGTATTAACAATCTAATTAAAGTAATTATGTTACATTTAGAGAACAAAACTAAAGGAGAAACTTTCCTAGTTCCTCAACACATTGGAGAAATTGATTTCAAATATGTTTCTGACCGAGTTAAAGATATAACTCCGTTTAAGCATTTTGGTATTGTCGCTATTATTCAGACTGCTAAACTTCGTGAGATTATCAATCCTGATTTAAAGGGTACTGGTAGTACTAGATTTATATTAGTTAAGACTAATTATGCCGATGATGTTAAAGAAGAAGATAGAGCTATGCTTAATCGTTTCTTATATGTTGCTCCATCTGATGTATTTACTGGTATAGATTGTAATCCTCGTAGTAATGAACTTACTCCTTATAATCTTGCTGAATTTATTCGTGGCGACCAAGACTTAAATCTTAGTATTGCTCGTGGTGAAATATTCCGTAAAGTTGGAAGTGGTTCTGTTATTAGTTTACTTGGTACAGAAGTGAATCCTGTTACTACTGAAAAGAAAGGAGATAATGGTAAGTTGATTACTACTATTGCTGAAACAGTAGTTTGTATTGGCTATAAGATTGTCCGTCTTACTGATATTCAAGGTCAGAACTCTGTCGAAGGTCTTATTCCTAGCGGTAAACCTCAAAAGTTTATAGTAGCTACTAACTTACTAAATGTATAAACTAGATGCCTTCTATTGATTTAAAAGAGAAAAAGGAGTTATTAGTAACTCGTCCTGATATTATTAGTTTATTAGGTGTTACTCCTATTGAAGCTGAAATAATAGATGATATTATAGATAATATCGAAGACCAAATTATTGATAGAATTAAAAGTCTACAACGAGTTTCAATTCCTTTTATTGGTGGATTTATTGTTAATGAAGCCAAGTTAGATGCAATAGAACATCATCCTGTAATGAAGGCTAAAAGGCAAGAACTTACTAATGAAGAATATTGGAAATTTAAAAAGAGCTTAGTTGCTACTCGAATGGCTCAACGTAGTAAATTTAGAAGTAGAACTTCGATAATATCTCGAACTGTTAGACTTAATCGTAAGTTAGCTGCAAGGAAACTTAGAGAGTTTAATCAAGATGAAAGGTCTTTTAAATTATATATGTACTTCTTTAGTAAGATGAAGCCAGTTAATGATTCTGATTACTATATTGAACTAAGAAATAATAAAGGTTATGATTACGAAGATTGCCCCTTTGGATTTAACAGGTATGATTAGCGTTGATGAGCAAGGTTATCCCTTTGCTCCTAACGTTTATCAGATACAGGATAAAGATGTAAGAGAGTTATATCTTCGTGATACTAGTGAGGATAAACTTCGATATCTTAAAGAAGCCGGAGTTATTTTTTATCTAGCCGACCCTAAATCTCCGCCTAATCAAATGGGATATAGTCGTTCAGAAGCTTTAGCATCTGCTAGAGCTAATTACGCTCTTCCTAATGATTGGCAACCTGATGCTCTTATTCTTCGTCTTATTGATAGATACCATGAAGATAAGATGGGTGTAGCAGGTGAAGCTCTTGAAACTATTCTTAGAGCAGTTCATAATAGTTCTCGTGCAGCTAATATAATTAGTGAACAACTTACTAACAAACTTAATGCTGGTCTACAAGCAGAAGATACTTTACCAGTTATTGATTTGATAACTAAGTTAAATGGTATTATTAATATCATTCCTAATCAGATTAAATCTTTAGGTGAAGCTAAACAAGCTGCTGCTCTTGAAATAGAACAGAAGAAAGCTCGTGGCGGTAAAGTAGTTACTAGTTCTATGTCTGCTAAAGATGCTAGTGATTTGGAAGCTCAAGCAGAAGCTCAAAAGAGAGAGCTAGGATTGGTAAGTGATAGCATTGTTAACACTCCTTTATGGGGGAAATACGAAAGTACAAAATGATACTAGTTAAACCTGAATATAAGCAAACTAAGTTATACTTTGATGAACCTACTCATAAGTATACTGATAATTGTGGTAATTCTTATATTAGTGCTACTACTATTATTCATTCGTATGTTCCTAAGTTTGATTCTAATTATTGGGCTAAGTACAAAGCTAAAGAAGAAAATACTTCTATTAAAGATATAAAGAATCAATGGGATAGTATACGAGATAAAGCCTGTGATATGGGTAATGTCTATCATAATAGTTTTGAAGATGGTATTCGTCAGAATAGTAAGTTCTTTAATGCTATTAAATATCTGAATAAACAAGAAAGTAAACAAATGGTTACTGTTGCTGATTTAGATGTTATTGATAGTCATGTAAGACTTCTCGATGTTGATGCTTTTATTGAACATACTGAAAACAAATATCCTGAAATATATAAAGTATTTAAGTTCTATACTGAACGAGATTATAAGATATATTCAGAGATAGGAGCGTTTCTTCCTAAGTATCTTCTTAGTGGTACTATTGATATACTTCCTATTCGTGAAGATGGTTTTGTTATTCTTGATTGGAAAACTAATCGTACAGGTCTTAGATTTCAAGCAGGTTATTATAAGAAGGATAAAACTGTTCGTCCAGTACAAGAAACAGATGAATGGGTTCATAAGCCCGAAGATGTTCTACTTCCACCATTTGGTGGTTTACCTAATTGTAATGGTACTACTTATGCCTTGCAGTTAAATCTATATGCTAAAATGGTTCATCTTATTACTGGTTTGCCTTGTCGTGGTTTAGCTCTTTGTCATATTGAAGTTCCATTTGTTCTTAATCAATATGGTAGACCTCAAAGATTTAAAGATGGTTTTCATATTGATGAAAGTAAAAGTGAAACAGCTAAATGGTATAAGATTCCTAGGCTAGAGCCTGAAATAGATACTATGCTTAATATCCGTTATCAAACTGTTAATGGAAGTCAGAAACAACAAATGAATTTATTTGTATAATATAAATGTAATATCATGTCTAAATATAATAATTTATTAATAGATAGGTGTCGTACTGTTGATTGGAGAAAGACACTAGAGAATAAAGGTTATTCTTACTTTGATAAAGGTAAGTATAATCTTAATCTTATTGGTGTTCGTTCCAAAGAACATGGTAATGAGTTCAATGATGTTTTTATAATTGATTATTGGACAACTAATGGTAAGAGATATACTCCTATATATCCTTGTACTACTGACCCTGGTTATAAAAGTCTTACTAATCCTGTTAATATTAAAGGTTGTGCAATTCTAGTTCCTGGTCAGTATCGTGGTTGTTTTAAGAAAGGTTATCATAAGGGACAATATCTTGCTCTTGTTCAACATAAACCTGTTAAAGTATTCCGTGATGCTAATAAAGATTTCTATCTTGATTGTGATGAATCAACAATAGAAGAAGGAATGTTTGGTATCAATATTCATAAAGCAGGTGAATCAAGTATTGTTGTTGATGGTTGGTCTGCTGGTTGTCAAGTTCTAGCTAGAAGTATGGATTTTAGAGAACTTATGAATATAGTCAACTTAGCAATTCCTTTGTGGGGCGATGTATTTACTTACACGTTGTTAGAAGAAAAAGACTTAATAATATGAAACTAAAGAGTATTGGAATAGGACTATTAATAGTAGTAATCCCATTTGTTATAATTGGAGTATTAAACAATTTTGTTTTTAATAAGGAAAATGTAGAAGTCCCGCTTATCGTTCCTGATACTATATATCAGGAAATAAAAACAAAAAGAGATAGTTTACAACTAGTAATAGATTCTATTCTCAATACTCTTAATAATACTAATCAGTATGAGAAAGAATTTGATAAAGCAATTAGTGATACTGATAGTATTGCTATTCTCGAACGCTTCATATATCTTGTGTCAAAACCAATCGGAGTTGAGAATCCAAAGGTTGGAGACGAAGGTAGATAGTTTACAGCAATCCTACTCCTTTACGGGGGATGGCGGAGCGAAGCGACGCCTAGATAAAGAAGTATTAAGAATAGCCAATGCAAAGTTAATACTTTCAGAAGAGTATAAAAGTCAATATGAATCCTACAAGAAGTTATACGAACTAAAAGTTAGAGATAGCTACTTGCAGGATTCTATTATATCTAAGCAACGTGAAGAAATAAAGAGGATAACAATACTAGGAAATCAAGCTATTGTTAATCTTAATAAGGAATATAATAAGTCTAAAAGGTATAAGAAGCAACGTAATGGATTCATAGCTAGTACAAGTGTGCTAGCTATTCTTGTTGCTATACTATTAAAATAACTAATTATAAGTATGGAACTTAGTGAATATCCCTTTTATCAATTCTATTATGAAGAAGATAAAGGAAAGAAATATAAACACGCAAGAGACTGTGGATATAAAGACCCATTCGACCATTTCTTAATAGGAGAAAGTGGAGGGTTCTTAATGAATATTGACCCACATAAGCGTTTTGTTAATACAGACCTTTTACGTCCTGCTGCTGTTACTTATGAGAAAGAAGGAGTTTATACTAAGTTTGCAGTAGATAGTATGCCTCATATAAACTTTCGTAAACAGGAAACTCTACGTAGACTTGTTGGTTTTAAAGCTCCTTGTCTTATGGATACTAGAACTGGTGAGATAGAAGATGTCTATATTACTGGTGAACATTATAATTTTATTAATTATGGTCGTATTCTTAAACTAGATACTAAAACACTTCGAGTAGAAGAAGGTAAGGTTACTGGTCGTAAGATAAGAGGATTTCCTAGATTTATTGATTGCCAGTGGTGGTACTTCTTAATCAAACAGTTTTGTCGGGAGAATGGTTTGTTCCTTATTAATGATAAGACAAGACGTGGTGGATTTAGTTATATGGAAGCTATTGGTTCTGCTAACTTTATCAATCTTACTCCTAACCGCGCTGTTATTCATGCTGCTAGTGATAATAAGTTCTTAGTTCAATCAGGCGGTTTATCTGACTTTATGAAGAAACAAATTATCTTCTATGAATCTAATACTCCTTTTGCTAGAGGTATAGCTAAGATTGATGCTAGTGATTTTATCTTAGGTTATAAAGACCCTAGTACAGCTATTATTGATGATAACAGTTGGAATAGTGCTTGTATATCTGTATCTACTAAAAATAATCCTTCTGCCGCTGTTGGTAAGGATGCCGGAGAAATCAAATGTGAAGAGATGTCAGAGTTTGAGAACTTTGATGATTTTATGGATGTAACTGAACCTACTCTAAAGACTGGCTCTGTTACTACTGGTTTTCTTAATGCTTGGGGTACTGCCGGTAAAGCTAATGCAGGTTGGGTAACATTTGAACAAAACTTCTATGACCCTAGAGGTAGAAACTTTATGGCATTTGAAAATGTATGGGATAAAGATAGTAGACCGGAAGTATGTGGTTACTTTAAACCTTATTGTTGGGGACTTGAAGGTTATAAGATTGGTGATGATAATCAAATTGCTACTCTTACTTCTCTTGATGATGATGGTAATTCTGATATAGCTCTTGGTTTTCAGATAGCAGAAGAAGAACGTGCTGCTGAAAAAGCTAAGAGTAAATCATTTGCTAAGTTTATTAGTTATTGTGGACAATATGCTAATATGCCTAGTGAATCATTTAGTTCTGTAAGTGAGAATATATTTAGTAGTGAGATATTAGATGAATGGGAACAAGAATTAAAGATGTCTAATAAGTATAACTTCTATATAGATGGTAAGTTTGTAGAGTATGATTCAGATAATTTCGAGTTTATTCCTAATGAACGTATTGCTGCTACTGGTGGTGTATTTAAGAAAGACTACTTTGATTATATTAAGAATGTTCCTCGTCACTCTAATGAAGACCCTGAAGGTTGTATTCGTAAATGGTTTAATCCAATTAAAGTAGAATACATAGATAAAAAGACAGGTCAGCTAACTAAAGGTACTCCTCCGGGAATATATAGTATTAGTTATGACCCTGTTGGTATTAATAAAGATAAGAGAGAACTTACTAATAAACATTCACATAATAGTATTAAAGTTTGGATGAATCCTTGTATATATAATGGTTATCGTCCTAGATTATGTGCTGTGTATTATGGTCGTCCTGATGAACTAGAGAAAGCAGATAGAATCTGTTATTACTTTGCAGTTACTTATAATTGTCTTGGTACAACTAATGTCGAGATTAACCGTGGTGAAACAGTTAGTAATTTTAAGAAGTGGAAAGCTATTAGATACTTAGGTTATCACCCAGTTCATTTATGGGATACTAATATTAATACTAAGAAGATTAATACTATTGGTTATGATATTAGTAGTGAAACAGTTAAACTCGATGGTCTTCGGATGTTAAAAGAAATGTTGTATTCCCCCATAGGGAAGTTCGAGGACGGTCGTGATATGCTTGTTCTTCATACTATATATGATTATCAGTCAATACTAGAGTTAAAGAAATGGTCTAATACTGGTAACTTTGACCGTGTATCTGAAATGATTGTCCGTGGTATTGAATGGGCTGCTAATGATAAGTTTGCTAAAAAGCAGCTTGAACATAGACAGAGAGTGCAAACAGAAAAAGAAAACTTTTGGAATCGTAAACGTTATTAATTATGAGTTGGTTAACAGAAAGCAACAGGTTAAAACATTTCCTCTACGCAATCCCATGTGGATTACTAGGAATAATGTTAGTAGTAGGCTTAGCCGTAGGCATGGAATTTAAAGATAAAATGTATGGCAGTAAGTTTGATTTCTTAGATATTTTAGCTACATTGCTTGGCGGAATGATAGGATTCGTATTAATGCTAGTTATAGTAATAAGTACGGGTGCTATTGATTGGTACATTAATATACTTATTAAACTAAGCGAATTATTATGATTGATGTTAAGCTAAATGCTCGACTTGGGGACATGCCTAAACAGCGTGTCCCTAATTCTGAAAAGGATGAATACTGGGCTGGTAGAACAATAGATTACTGTATTGCTGCCGGACTAGCGTGTAATGATAGAACTAAGACAGAACAACTTCTTGAAATACTTCATGGAGAAATGCCTGACGAGTTCTATCGTAAAACACTTAATCCTTATAATGCTACGAAGGAGAACTTTAAAAGGTTTCCTGCTACTCTAAGGAATCTTGATATTATTAATGATGTAGTTCGTCGTTATTTATCAGAATACGTTAAATCTCAACATGAATTTATTGTTGGTGCTAATAATCCTGAAATCATTATGGCTCGTGATGCTGCTATTCGAGAAGATATAGTTAAGCGAGCTATGTTAGCATTTCAACAAGAACTTCAAAGAAGAATACAGCAACAACAAGCTGAAAATGCTCAACTAGAAGCTCAAGGACAACCAACACAAGAAGTTGACCCTGAACAATTAGCAGGTGATGCAGAAGAGTTTGAAAAGAATTTCATTGATAATTATATAGATGAAATAAGTGCGCAAGCTCAACAACTATTAGAAGTTATTGATGATGTTCTTAATAACGAAACAATAATTCCAGTTGAGTACTTTAACTATATCGTTACAGGGGAAGTTTATAGTTTTCATACTGTTCGTGGTAAAAAACTAGTTAAAGAGTGGGTTCCAACTACTGATATGTTTCCTGTTCCTAATGGAGAACAAATGGTATCTAAGTATGATATTGTAGCTCGTAGAATGTTAATGAGTTACAATCAAGTAATAGACCAATTCTCCGATGAATTATCAGATGAAGAACTAGAGTTTATAACTAAGTATTATAATCCTAGCACAGTTGGTGCTACTCGTACACTTAGTCTTAATGCTTATACTTATTATTTCCCTGAAAAGTGTAAAAACTATGAGAATGATAATAGAGAGATATTTCCTTCTGATGGTTATGATTTAAGATTAAAGAACGGAGAACTACTTGAAGTATGGCATGTTAATTGGAGAGGTTATACACAAGTTAAGATATTGAAATATGTTAATGAGGTAGGATTAGTTGATGAAATGATTGTTTCTGATGATTTTGAATTTAATCCTGAACTTGGACATATTGAGATAACTTCTGTATATAAACCACAAGTTTATGAAGGTTATCGTATAGGAGGTCAACGTTTTGGTATATATCCTGGTGGTGCTAAACCTATTCCTTTCCAATTGGATGATGATGTTAGATTGCAGTATTGTGGACTTCAAGAAGTACTTCCTCAAATGGGAAGATTCTCTATTGTAGAAATACTTACTCCATTCCAAATATTAATCAATATCTTCTCTTATCATAGAGAGATGATGATAGCTAAGAACAAGATGTTTATTCTTGTCGCAGCTAAATCTTTATTTGGAGAAGATGCAGAAGAAGCTATCTATAATATAGCGGCAGAAGGTATATTCCCGTATGATGATGCAGAAGATATTAATAGTACTAAAGCACAATCTATTAAAATGCTCGATGCTAATATCTCTGGTTATATTACCGAAATATCTAATCTTATTGAATCTATTAAAGCCAGCGCACGTGAAATGGTAGATATGACACCACAACGTTATGGACAAATAGCTACTAGTGCTGGTAAAAGTACTACGGAAGAAGCAATTATTCGTGGTTCAATGGGAACTGTTATTATCAATTATATGTTTGATAAGTTTCGTGAAGATGAATATATCGTAGACTTAAATAATTCTAAGCTAGCTTGGATTGACGGGTTAGATACTTCTTATTATGATAAGTCAGATAGAAAGCAATATATTTCTCTTAATGTAGAGAATCATACTCTCGGACAGTATGTGATTAAAGCTAAGAACTCTGATAGAGAAACAGAGAAGTTCGAGCAACTCAAAGAGTGGGCTTTCAATGCTAGTCAGAATGGAGATTTAATGTCAGCTGTCGCAGCTATTACTTCAGGGAATATATCTAGTCTTAAACTAGCTATTAATCGTTATCAAGAAATTCGTCAGAAAAACGAAGAATCTCTTCGTCAACTAGACCAACAGTTAGAAGATGCTAAGAATAAAGCTGCTCTTGAACAGATAGCTGCAAAAGGCGAACAAGATGCTAGACTTGCCGAAATAAAAGGTTATTATGACCTTCTTGCTAAAGGAATGGATACAGAAGCTGCAATGGCTGCTCTAGCTAATCAACCTTCACAAACTGTACCACAAGATAATTCTGCCGAACTATCATTGAAACAAGCTGAACTAAATGAAAAGAAACGAGCTAAGGATTTAGATATGATTAATTCTGCATTAGATAGAGATAATGAACTAAAGATAGCTAAAGAGAATAAGAATAGATATGATAGTCCTAAGTCTAAATCTAGTTCTACTAAGAAGTGAACACTAAGTTATAATTAGCTATATATCATTCTCTATGATTCAGACGTGCCCTACGGAACTTTCCGTAGGGTTTTTCGTACCCATAGAATCGACGTAGATAGCATTTCCTTCGCCTCTGTTGCATTTACCCTATCGAATGGATGAACTGTAAAGGAAAGCATTAAAATGCCGTGACGGGTCTTAAAATGGCTCATTCTTTTGCCCTGTATCGAACGCAAAGTTTCTGCTGATAAGATTAGCTCTAGTAATACTTAAATACGAATACGGGCAATTCTAAATCTAATAATAAGAGTATTCAGACTAGTAAGACTTTGCTTTCTCATATTATTAGATTACATTTGAGTGAAAGTAATAATCAAAACATATTTATTATGCCAACTTTTAATAGTAATAATTTTCTCGATTTAAGTACTGCTAAAATAGATGATATATCTACTGTTGGTGGTGCAGGTCAAAGTGCTGGCTCTGGTAATAACGGTAATACTACCGGACAGGGACAACAAGGTGCTGGACAACAAGGTCAACAAGGTAATGGTAATGGTAATGGTAATGGTAATGGTAACCCTGATACTGATACTAATGCCGATACTGGTAACGGTAATGGTAATACTGGAAATCAAGGTCAGCAAGGTCAGCAAGGTCAAGGAGATAATCAACAACGAGACTCCTCTACGGGGGAAGAAGTGGTATTATCAGAAGGTGATACTGTAAATGTTGATGGTGTAGATTATACTATTGATGCTAACGGTAATGCTCTTGCTGCTGATGGAACTGTATTCCGTACTGCTACTGAACTTGCTGAACTTATATCTCAAAATGGTTCTGAACCAAGTGTTCTTGAACAATTACAAACTCGTTTCGGTTCTGACTTTAAAGATGAGAATGGTAATCCTATTGTATTCGATAATAATACAGAAGGTGTTGCCGCTTATGTTGATACAGTAATTCAGAATAGAATTGCAGAAGCTCAAACTGCTGCTCTTAACAATCTGTTTGAAACTTATCCACAAGTAGAACAAGTTATCAATCATCTTAAACTTAACGGTACTCTTGACGACTTCGTAGAAATTCCTGATAGAAGTCAGATTACTGTTAGTAAAGATAACGAAGAACAACAAGCTACTTTCATTCGTGAAGAATGGAAACTTAGTGGTAAAAAAGGAGATGTAAATAAATTCATTGACTATTGTAAGAACGCCGGTATTCTTTATGATACTGCTGTTGAATCTAAAGAAGCTGTTGATAGCATTTATGAATCTCGACTTGCTGAACAGAAAGCACAAGTAGAAGCTAAAGAAGCTGCTGCTGCTGCTGAAGAAAAAGCATATTGGGATAATGTAGAAAAGACTATTAGCAAAGGCGAACTATTAGGTTATAGTATTCCTGAACAAATCCAATGTAACAAAGACGGAAAGAAAGTAATGCTTAGTCGCAAAGACTTCTTGAAGTATGTGTCTACTCCTGTTGATAGTGAAGGTAATACAGCTTATATGTTAGACGAAGCTAAAGTTGATTCTGATGCTCGTATGCAGGATGATTTACTTAAAGCATTTCTAAGGTTTACTGGTGGCGATTATGCTAGTCTTGTTGGTATGGCTGTTAATAAACAAAAAGTTCTATCTATTAGAACTGCCGCAGCGCAAACTACTGGTAAAAGGACTGTTATTATCAATAGTAAAGGTAATAATTCTAAGACAGTTGATAATGACCAACTAGTCTTGAACTAACTAAATTAAAACTAATATGTACAGATTAAGAGAAGTCGAAAGAGGTAGATATGATGACAGAGGTTATTCTAATGAACAATCTCTTGCTGCCTTAATGATTCAAAAACCGGAGGAAATCAACAACTTCCTAACTTACACTTATGGTATGGAAGATGACCGATTCCCGCTAACTTTCCTTACTGAAGGACAAGGTGCTGCTGGTGTTCGTGACATTACTACTGTTGAGTGGACTTGGAAGACAATGGGTCGTCAAAGATTCAATGATTACATTGTTTGGGCTGACACTAGTGATACTACTCCTGGTATTGGTGGTAAACCTATTAAAGTCGAGTTTGCTACTGGTCTTATTATTGAACAGTATGGTTTGCTTGCTCCTGATGGTAAGACAACTGTTCGTGTAATGCGTGACCACGGTGCAGGTAATCATGGTGGACATCTGTATTCTTTGCAGCTAAAGAATCCAGATAAGAGTGCTTATATTGACCCAGCTAACTTTGAGAAAGGTAAGTATTGGTGTATGTTAGCTCCGTCTATTCCTGAATCTTATTCTAAGGGTAACAAAACTAATGTTATGGGTCCTGGTGTTATGAAATCTCAGTTAGGATTCAAACGTTATAGCAAGGAAATTGCAGGTAACATTAGTAATGTTATTGTTAGTTATGCTTTCAAGACAAAAGGCGGTGGTACTGATACTCGTTGGATTAATGAAGAAATGCGTCAGTTCGATGTTCAGATGCGTATCTCTAATGAGATTGACTTATGGACATCTCGTTACAATCGTACTGTTAATGGTACTATTGATATGAAGGATTGGGATAATGACCAACCTATTCCTGAAACTGCCGGAATGTTTGAAATCCTAGAAGAATCTAACTACGATACTTATGGTGAATACTTGCCTCTTAGCAAGTTAAAAAGAACTATTGGTGATGTAGTTGATAAAGATACCGATACTGGTTCTATGGAGATTACTCTATATGCAGGTAAAGGTGGTATCGAAGATTTCGATATGGCTATTCGTGAAGATGTTAAGTCAGAAGGATTCATTACTCCACTTGGAGAAAAGATGATTGGTGAAGAAGGTGGTGGTCTTACTTATGGTAAATACTTCCGTAAATATAAGACTATTGACGGACATACAGTTACTTGTGTTCATCTTCCATTCTTGGATAAATCACCTATTGCTGAAACAGCAAAAGCTAATGGTCTTATTCATCCTCGTACTGGCTTGCCTATGACATCTCACAAACTGATGTTCATTGACAATTCTGTATATAACGGAAATCGTAATGTTCGTATGGTACGTATGAAAGGTCAGTCTTATCTTGTTGGTGTATTGAAAGGTCTTACTCCTATTCCACCGTCTTGGGGTTCTGTTCCTAGTAATTCTATATCTACGGATATTGATAAATCTCAATATGAAGTTAAGATGTCTCGTGGTCTGCAAGTTGACAGACAAGAGAAGATGTTCATGTTGGAGTGTGTACTCTAAAGTTAAACAATTAAACTAAATTATAATGGAAGGACAAACACCAAAAACCGGTACATTCGGTAGTAGTCTAGCTAATCCAAATCCACAGTCTGCAAGTATTCCGCAGACTAAAACTCCTGAAGCTCCTAAACAAACCTATGAACAAGTTCTTAAAGAAGAAGATGGTTTAGACAAAGACTTTCTTGAAGAAAGATATATTGTAATAGCTCTTGCTACTGATATTACTATTAATTCTGTTTATCGTCAAGTTAATGCTAGATACATTGCTGAACGTCATGATAGTATTGGTGGTAGTATTAATTCAGCTAGAGTCTTGACTAGTAACTATGAAGAAATGGCAGCTTATATGCCTTCTCTTATTGGCTGTTCTCCTAACGCACAAGAGTATGTTACTAGAGTTCAACGTTGGTTTAATAGTATATCTATTCCAGTTGACGGTGACGGAAAGAAACTCAACTGTTCGTTTCAATGGAGAAAGAAAAGAGATTATCTGAATTATAAAATAGATGAAACAGCTATCATAGAAGAATATGATAATGCCGAAAAGTCTAATCCTAAACAGTTGAAAGATGCTATTGCTAGATATGTCAATAAGATTAATGCTCTTGAATCTACTCGTTATAAATATGGACATCCTATTAAAGTAGATGATTATCTTGCATATCGTCATTGCTTATTATATCCGATTGTAGCTAAAGACGTATCTGTTATTAGTTTTGATTCTCGAATCAAGTTCTACATAAAAGATGAACAACGTGAAGCTAATCGTTTGAAACGTAGTCGTATTCAGGCTAACAAAGCAAGACGTAATTATCTTGATGCTATTGATAACGATGCTAAGTTCAAAGCTATTTTCGTATGTTATTCTGCTAGTAACAAACAAGATGTATTATCTAACTTGTTACTCGATAGAACTATCCAAGAAAAGATGCTTGATGACTTTGCAATTAAAGAGCCGGAGAAATTCAACAAACTGTTTAACAATTCACAAATTGAGCTTCAAGCGTTCATTGAAGAAGCTATTGCCAAAGGTGAGCTAGTTCGTTCTGATGTTAATCAAACTGTTCTTACTCCCGAAGGCGGATTCATTGGAGCTAACATGAAAGAAGCATTAGCTTATTTCAGTAATCCTGAAAATGCTGACTACAAAAGAGCACTTGAAACTAAACTTAAATTATAATAACTGGTTATTATGAAAGTAAAAGAGATACATAACGAGTTCATGCTTTTAGCCCAACAAATGGGTATGAAAAGTGTCCGAGCTATACTTCCTGAAGAGTTAGACCGACTAATTAATTTAGAGGCTATCGAATATGTCAAAGACGTTTTCTCTCGTAAGGGTAATCGTGAACTCGATGGTATCTCTGATAATGTTATAAGATTAACAGAACTTAGTAGCCTTCATACTAGTATTAAACTAGAAGCTGAACAAGGAGATATAATGTTTGGTACAGGTTATAAGATAGAATTAAATAATTATACTACACCAATGTTCTATACATCAGTTTACTCCTTTAAGGGGGATAAATCTTATCGTTGTAGATTGATTGACTTAGACTTAGTTAGTGAAACAATGAATGATTATCATTCAAAATCTATTGTTATAAGTCCTATATGTTATAAGACTGAATCAAATATTGAAGTTATAGCAACGTTCGAGATAGATAAGTTTCTAGTTAATTATATTAAATATCCTACTCCTATTAGTAGTGTAACTGATACTACAAATGAATTATCAGATGTTGCTATGAAGGAAGTTATTAAGAGAGCAGTTAATACTTATAATGCTATTTCTAATAACAATAGTTATGAGAAAGTTTCAAACGAATTATCTAAATTAGAATAAAATGGAAAGACTGTTATTTGCAGGTAATGTTGCATTAGCTACTACTCCCGCCACTTTAGCTGCTGTTAATGCAGCAGGTATTACAGAGGGTGCTGTTGCTCTTTACGACAACGAAGGTGCAATCATCTCGAAAGCTCTTACTAAGAACATTCCGATGTTTACCTTGTTTGTTGGTGGTGGAGCATTTGCTAATAAGAGCAAGTATACCAATATTGTATCTGATATTGATACTAGACGTTTCTCTTATGTTAAGAGTGTCTATGTTGCCGGAACTAAATTTAGTGCGGAAATTACTGTTCCTACCCCCGTAGTAGGAAAGGACTATACGTTAACTATGGCTAAAGCTCATACTGTTCTTAACGAACGTTATAAGTGGTCGGCTAGTGAGCGTGCTCGTGAAGGTGACACTGCCGCTATTATTGCTAAGAAATTAGGTGACCAACTTAAATCTCTTGGTAAGAATGAAGGATTCACTGCTACTGTTGCTGCTGCTAAGATTACTGTAACTGGTATTGATTATGAAGCATGGAACTTGATTGCAGGAGATTCATTGTTTGGAGTAACTATTACTACTACAAAAGCTGTAAAACCAATTAATGATGATGCTGCTCTTAAAGAATTGCAGATTCGTTGTATTGGTGGTGAAGGTATTAATTCTACTAGTAACGATGCTCGTAAGTTATATACTCTTCCAGAGTTCTCTAATGCTGGTGGTTGGACAGTATTTACACTAACCTTCTATCCTCATCGTGACCTTCGTAGTGGTAGTACCGAAAATGTTAAGACTATAATTCATCTAGCTATTCCGACAGACGCTGCACAAATTGCTACTCTTGAAACAATATTTGCATCTATTAATACTCCGGCAGCAGCAGCAGCAGCAGCAGGAGCTTAAAGAAAATATTGTAAATATAACTCGTAATAGTTTAATAAAGGGGTCGCTATTAATGTTAAAATTAGTAGTAATCCCTTTAATCATAAATAGGGATGAAAGAAATTATCGAATTTGCTCTTAATCAAGGCTTGAGTTCCTTGATAACTATTTCTATTTTCCTACTATTATATAAATGGTTGGATAATAAGAAGAAGACTGAAAGCGAAAAGTTTGTTAATTCTATTAGTAGTACTCTTGATGAAGTATCTAAATCATTGCTACAAGTCTCAACGTTTATTACTGATATTACAAAGAATATCATAGATAAAGATAAAGACAAGTGTAAGACTGCAATAGAAGATTCTATGTTCGCTTCGGCAATGAGATTGACTATATTCGTTACTAATACTGTTATTAATAACCACGTCCATACTAATAAAGATAATATACTTGCTAATATCCATAATATAGTTAATGCAGAGTTTTACAGTGTATTCTCTAGCTTAGCTTTATATAAGATTAATGGAGTAAAAGCTAGTGATAATATGAAAAAGGATTGGATGCCGTCAGTGGAGAAATCTATAATAGAAATAGTGTTTAATGACAATCTTAGTAAAGAAGATAAAATATCTAGTTTTAATAATAAAATAGACTTGAAGTTTCAGTCTTACATAACTTATATAACAAATAATACATTAAAGTAATGGACATAAACTTCGATAATGTAAATAGCAAATTGGTTGATAGAGGTGTACAAGTTGTACACCTCTCTACCATTGGATTCGTTCTTACTAATGAAGATATATGTAGATATAATGCTATGACTATTCTTAGTCACATGCAGAATGTAGAATCTAAACTTAGTGAGAAACAACAACAAAATCTAATTGCAATGTATAACGAATTAATAGTAATGCAATGAGAAAGAACGAAGATGGAATGTATACTTATCTTGATGTTCCAAGTAAGTATAATTGTGTTTATAAAAAACTACTTATTAAGTTAAGTAACTTAGGAGTAGATATGATTAAAGATTGTACTTCTACTTGTAAAGGTATCAATCGTCAAGTCATTAACTGTTGGAATATGTTTCAATCTGCTTGTGCAGCTTATACTCTAGGGTATTGGAAACAAGCAGATTTACTTATTAATTACATTAATAGTTCTCTACAATTCGGTTGTGATGAATATACTACTGATGAGAAGCCTGTATTTATGACATTTGAACTTAATATTCCTATGTCAATTACTGGTGCTCAACAGATAAAATATAATGAAGCTACATTTGTTATCGCTAATAAAGAATATGTAACTAAAGATACTCTTACTATATATCAAGTTATTAACGAAAGAGAAAATATTATAGCTTCAGGATTATCTATTGATAGTCCGGCTAAGTTTAATGAATTAACACTTAATGCTCAAGTAGGACAAGTTTATATATTTAGAGCTAGTATAGAAGGAGAAGACGGTGAAACATATTATTCTAATGACTTTATTGTCGAATGTAAGTCTATTCCTAAAATGAATGTTATGTATTATGGACATACTGATATTGCACCGCAGACATTTCAAAATATGTCTGTTAGTGATATTATGGCACTAGAAGGTAATACTCCTAGAACTATTACAGGAGATAAGAATAATACATTTACTATTCATCAAGAAAAGAAGATTCATTATCTTCTTATACCTGATACACTTATGACGCTTGTTAAAGCTGAATATGGTACTATTCTTGTTACTACTCTTTGGGACGGTTCAGACGGTGCTTATAAGACTAACAATCCTGGTGGTATTGTTGACGATATACATTATAAAGTATTCTTCTTATATTCTCCTTCTGTATTTGATGATACTATTCGTATAATCTGTAAAAACAAGTAATATGAGAAAAGGAATAAGTATAGGTCAACCTATTATTAATAACAGCGTAGATGATAACTATAGCCCTCTACCTGATATTGATGCTAAGTACGGACCTTATAGCAGTGTTAAAGAAGCTCTTGAAACTCTTACTCCTGAATTACGTAGTGTTGGACTTACTATTGGTATTAAACATAATAATAGTATTAATGAATATTGGTTTAATGGCGGTATTGATAACGAACATTTGGTTATTAAACAAGCCGGTGGTGGAGATAAACCTATACAAACAGTTTATATTCAAGATACTCCGCCAGCTAATATTAATGCTCTTTGGGTAGATACTTCTGGTCTTGGAACAGCTCTTGAAGAGGATGAGAAATTAGCTTCAATAATTCAAGCAATTCAAGTTATACAAAACTACCTTGATACTATTGTACATCAGAGAGACTTAATTATAAATCCTGGTCATGTTAGTAATACCTTTACAAAGTCGGTTCTAAAAGAATACGAGCCTATTGACCCAAATACTGGACAGTTAGCTATTCATGTTGCAGCTGTTGGTGAAAGTCTCGAACCTGAAACAGACCAATATGAACCTAATACTAAAGCTGTTCGTGGTCATTATGGAACACTTAAAGAAATTCAAGATAATTTTAATGACTTCGTAGATTATGAACTTCTTATTGCTACCGACGTAAAACGTCTATATACTAAGATTAATGGAGAACCTGTTAATCTTACTGGTAGTAGTTCAGGAGGTGGAGGTAGTATAGATTATGATGCTTTAGACAAATTAGATACTATTGGATTTGTTGCACCGAACGGACAAATATATCGAGTTAAGGTAAATAACAATGGGCAATTAATAGTATATAAGAAAGAACTAGATACAGCTCAAGCCGAACCTACTGGTGGACAAGAAGACTCTAATACTGGTTGGGTTTATGTAACTACATTATATCTACAAAAGTTATATATTAACTCATTATATTGTGGCGGTATTACAAGTGATGAATATAGTTATAATCCGTGCTCTCATAACTTCGTTGAACTTAGTAATCTTACAGGTAAAGATATATCTCTAAAGGGATTATCATTACAGTATGGTACAGAAGGGGGAGATTGGGAAACACTTCCTTTATGGGGGAATATCAAAGCTGGTTCGACATTCCTAATTAGAGGTGCTCAATGTTCAGTAATGAATACTAATACTACTCGTATTAAAGTTGAGAACTATGATATGGAATGGATTGCTAGTGATGGTAATCCTATTAAGTTTGATAATAAGAAAGCTAAGTTCTTCTTGACTTGGGGAACAGAACCTAGTTCAGTTGCAAATCCTTATAATAACGCGATTTCCCCCATAAGGGTATCTAAAGGTTATATTGATTTGGTTGGACTACAAATACCTAATGCTGGTGATGCTGATAAAGTTGATGCTGCTGAAAATACTGCTTATGGTTATCTTAGTAGTAAGTATTTGTTTACTAAGTATTATACTATGGATAATGTTAAGCAGGCTACTAAAGCTCTTAGTGCTAGAAATAACGCTAATGATATGTACTTTGTTAACCTAGAAGCCGATGTTATTCCTAGGGTAGAATCTTATACTCCTAGAGCTAGTTTTGAAAATAAGAATATATTCTTTAATAAGACTTTATTAGATAGTACTAAACCTAATAAAGTCACTATGAGTTTAGGACGTAAGGCTTGTTATACCATTAATGAAAGTAACGAACCTAATGATGATGCTAGTAGATGTTTTAATTGGGTTTCCGTAGGTTATTATGATGAATACTTATGGTATCGTGCATACCGTAGTGATAATAGTTATACTAATTGGACAAAAGTAGAATCGTTTAAGAATGAAACCGGTGTTCGTAAATACTATAATCGTATTAGAGCTATAACTACTGATGGTACTCCGTTTACTACTCATAAGGTAATACTTACTCATCTAGGAGAACAATATGATACTCATACAAGAGACAAGAATATCTATTATGAATATTACGTAGGTAGAGACGAAACTTATAAGAGTGATGTTCGCAGGTTTGTAGTTATGAGTGAAAATATGGTGAATGATGTTCTTAACTTTGTTCAGACTTCCGACCAACAAGGCTTTAATTGGGATGAATATAATGTATGGAGAATAGCTGCCGACCAAATAAAGAAGGACTTTAATAGATATGAAACTAGTAACATATCTGTGTGCTACTTTATGATTAATACTGGTGATATGACACAGAATGGTAATCGTATTAATGAATGGTTAGATTACGAAGCCGGTAGAGCATCTTTATATGATATTGCAGAAATGGTTACTGTTGGTAACAATGACCTTACCCCTGCTAATGTCTATGTTCTTGGTGACGGTGGAGATGATTCTAAAATCAATGCTACTAACATTCGTTTCTTCTATTGTTATGAAATGGATGAAGAAAATCCTCCTGTATTTACTGTTGAAGGAAAGGAAATATTTGTTGAATCATTATACTCATTCGATGTTGGTCATACTCATTTCTTATGTGTTAATAGTGAGATAAGTTCTAATACTGAACGAAGTGTTTATGGACTTTCTACTACCGGAGTAATGTATGACTTAATAAGACAATGGTGTGAAAGAGATGATGCAAAAGCTATTAATGCTAAAGCTAAGATAGCTTATTGTCATGAAATGCCTTTTACTATTATTACTCAAAATCTTATTAATTCATTCTATTGGGACGGTAAAGAAGATACTAGCGTAGAACGTAGTGGTAGTCGTTTGAACTTTAATACCACTAAAGCTAATGCCTATTGGTTCTCAAAGTTCTTACAGACGCATAATTACCGTTTATGTCTTGGTGGACACAAACATACGTACAGTTGCAGCTATCCCATTTTAGAGAACGAAAACAGCTCTATGAAGCCTATCATACAGGTCACTGCGGACGTTCTAAAGAAAGATTTTAATTCGGATGAATTATATACCGAAACAGCCGAAGGAGCTTTACAAGGGCAATCTTTCCCTAAATCTTGGGAGAATAATGCGAACTTTGATATGCTTAAACATTTGTGCACGTTTCAACTGGTCAAGGAAATTACAGCTCCTATATATTTAATGTGTCAAGCTACGGGATATAAACATACTAGTAATAAAGAATTACCTAGTCCTAATATTCCGTGGTTAAGGTATTTCTTTCCAGCTAGTATTACTATTAATAGTAAGACAGATGTTACAGCTAAAGTAAATGCAGGTCAACGTTATCCTTTTTATATTAAGTATTTCTTGAGTAAAGGTAAAATCAACGACCTTGTTTATTATCCTAAACTAACTGCTACTGTTAGGAAATTATCTAATGTATTTAATAATTCAGGTAAATACAACGTTAACATAGAAGGTCTTAATCCTAATTACAGTGTTGTTGGTGGTAATGGTGAAACTAATAATGGTAATGATATTATAAATACTAAATTTCCAAATTATAATATTGAATAATTATGGCAGATGATATTAAAAGATATAATCCTAATACTGGAACTTGGGATATATCGTCTTCAGGTAAAGTTACTGGAATTGTGGTCGATGACCCTCGTCTTATTGACCCTGACCTTGCAGAAGAAGGTAAGACTACGGAAAGTCTTAATGATGTTCTTGTTCGCCACGATGAAGCATTGAAGAAACATGGTGGTTATATTGCTTGGCTTGCCGAACATGGTGGTGGTGGAAGTGGCGGTGGCGGAGGAGCTACCGGAGATAAAATAACACTTACTAATAGTAATATAGTAAAAGAAGGTAATACTAATTATCTTTATTCTACTGTAACTACTAATATTAAACTGGAATATCTTATTACTTCTTCTAAGAATAATAAGCGATATTTTATTACTGTTACTCTTGACGGTAATAAAATTATCGAAGGTAAAGAAGCATGGACTAATACTCCTGGAACTCTTAATATTCCGCAGTTAGACAGATTCTCTTCTAATAGTAATCACTCTGTTGTAATTACAGCCAATGATACAGACGGATTCTCTGCTGAATCATATCTATTAAATATAGTAGAAGCAAGTATTAAACTTGCTAGTTCTGTATCAGGAAATACTGCAACTGTTGGTATTGATTACTTCTTTACTTATAGTATTACTAGTAAGATTATTGGTTCAGATGTTAATCTTGTAGTTACTAATGTAACTAATGGTGCTAGTAAAACTATTGAATTAGGTAAAACTACTTCTACTGCTCCTAGACAAGTCAATGTTAACTTATGGGATTTAGGAAGTATTATTGCTGGTAGTTCTTATACCATAGAGGCGCAAGCATTTACTTCAATGAATGAACAAACTGTTCAATCAGATAAGGTAACAAATCGTGTAGTAGTAGAAGACGGTGTAAACCTAGTAATACTTGTAGAAGGTATTACTAGTAAGGCAGAAGTAGATTCAGGAGTTGAAAGAACTAAGTTCTCTCAAAGCGGTAATATATCATTTGCATTCACTCCGTATCTTGCAGGAGTAAGTCTTATCTATTATGCTGTTAGAATAGAACATAATGGTATTGTTAAAGATATAGGTTACTTTGATGAAGGAAACTATAATGATAACCAATATGTGCAGCGTGGTAAACAACAAGTATTTAGTTATGCTATTCCAACTGAAGGAGAAGTATTAGGTAATTGGAATATAACTCTTCGTTGTTGGTCTGAAAAAGGTGACCCTATTACTGATACTGTTTTAGCTTGTGAAGTTGTATCTGGTTCTCAAGCACTTATTGCTGACCAAAATCCTAATAATAGTAGATACGCTAGTTGGCATATTCGTCAAGAAAGTTTTCCACAAGTGTCTACTACTAAAGTTTGGACAAGTAATGAACCTTCATTTACAGTTCCTGGTGCTATTGAACCTAGCGGTGCTACAACTGAACTAAATGTATATAATACTAATGGTGTTCTTTCAGGCTTCTTAACAAAGAACGGACAATCAATGTTACGTATATCAGGAGAGGCTTATGGAGTAATTGATGTACAACCATTTAAAGATGATACTACTACTCTTAATAACTGGTCAAGACAAGGCTTTGGTATATCGTGTACATTCAAGTCAGATAGACATCCTTTCTCAAATAGAACAGTCTTCTTTATAGGGGATTACAATACAGATGAGCAATTCTCGGAAGGTATTAAAATAGGTCTTGAAGATATTACTTGGTCTTATACTGACGGTAATATTAAAGAAACTATGAGTTGTAAAATACAACAAGATGTTATTAATACTGTTGATTTTATAGTTAATAAGAATCCAGGAAAGATGGTAGTTGCTATCTTTATTAATGGTATTCTTAGTACAGCTCGTGAAATAAAGAATGACTTTACTTGGAGAACTAGTTCAAAGATATATCTAGGCTGTGATATTAGTAATGCTGGACAAATTCAGAATTTTGCTGATGTTAACTTCTATGATATTAAGTTGTTCCGTGTTCCTGCGAATGATAAACAGATTGTTATCAATGCAATGAACTCAAAAGCTAGAGCAACTCTATTAGCTGACGGTAGTATAGATTTTACAAAATACAATAGAATGAAGTTAAGAAACTTCTTCTCTACTTCTGATTCTGAACCAAACTCAACACTTTGGGACGATATTAATCAGACTTATGCTAACGTTAACTTTAATAGTCTTATCTCCGATACTACTAAAGTACTTCCAGTAGATATTATGTTGATTAACTGTGCTAATACTGGTTTTACTCGTGCTGTATTTGAGGAAATAGGTGGACAGAACAATAACTGGTACACTGGTTGTACTATGAGTTACTTTAGTCCAACTTCTGGTAAATCAAGTTCTGAATATACTACTGATGTTGCCGTCTCTAAACAAGGTACTTCTACTATGAACAACCTTATTAAGAACTTAGAAATAAGATTTGATAAGATGCTAAAAGCTGATGACGGAAGTAATCTTGATTATGAGTTATTCCAACCTAAAGAGACTTGGTTTCCCGAAAGACAGTTCACTCTTAAAGCCGATGTTGTAGATAGTGCTCATGCTAACAATGCTTCTATTGGTAAATGGATTAATGATAACTCGGATTTCTTATTCGAGAAAACTCCACCTATGGAAGAGTTAGAAGCTCACCGTCCAGTAGATACTCGTGATAAGACAGTTCATGATAAGGTAACTATTAAGCAAACACTTGAAGGATTCCCTATTATATTACTTATTCAGTTTGATGGTGAAGAGACTCAAACTATGCTTGGTATATATAATTTTAACTTAGGTCGTGGAGCTTATTATAATATGGGTTTCCGGTTTATGAAAGACTTTACTACTAAGATAAAGAATACAGCCGGAGAATATGTAAATAATAAGTTACCTGCTTTTGTTACTTCTTATCATACTTATGCTCAAGATGAGATGTTTGGAAACATAGACCAGCGTAAGGTTTATTCTTATGAGTTCGGTGAAAATGCAAATATAATTGTAGACGGTGATAAGATATTGCCGTTAGCTTTGTTTATGCAAGATGACTTATCTATTATAAAGCATGTAGGTGAGTTTAAATATAACGGTAGTAACTGGTTAGAACCAACTGCTCCTGTTACTGATGATAATGTTTGGAGAGCACTACAAGAATTATTTAGTATCTTTGCTCAAATGACTACTTCGACAGTTAAGAAGTATATTTGGAATGAATCAGTAGGAGGATATGAAGAAACCGAAGGTGAATATCCTGCACAATCTAGTTGGTCTACTCTTGCTGCTGAACTTGATACTAAGTTCTCAATAAGAAATGCTTTCTCTTATTTGTTAGTATGTGTAAAATATGGACTTGTCGATTCTCTTGGTAAGAATATGACTATCGTATGTTACGATATTAATGGAAGTAAGAAATGGTTTATTAGATTCTATGATATGGATACGGCTAATGGACTTGATAATGTTGCTCTTGAATCTGTTGCTAAAACCGCTTGGTTAGATAAATTTAGTAATAATGATAAGAATGACGTTAATTCATTAGTTATTACTAAGAATGCTGCTGACGGTGGATATGATACTTATAGTTCTCGTATGTGGGATGTACTAAGAGATACTGTATTTGCCAATACTGGTGTATATGATAATTCTCTTGAAGGACTTTGGGACTTATGGAGAAATAACGATAATATATGCAAAGATATTAATAACTATGTGGATAATTATTTTGCAGCTCAAACAGTAAATTGTGGCGAGTTATTATTTAATTATGACTATAATGTTAAATATCTTACAGCTTATGTTGGTGAAGCTGGTGGTGAAGCGTCTTATGCTAATATAGAATTCTTACATGGTACTCGTGTTGAATATGTTCGTGACTGGTTAAAGAAACGCGTTTGGTTCTTTGACGGAGTATTTAAATATAATAATGCTGCAAATATTCAACCTTATAATAATAAAGGAACGTTTTCGGCAGGCGGTGCAGAAGCAACTAATCCTAAGCTGGTTGTTACTTCCAATTGTTCAGCTATATTTGTAGTTAACATTGGTAATACTACTGATACTAGATATTTCTTAGAAGAAGGCAAACCTACTGAAATTAGATTATCTCCTATTAGTTCTTTTAATACACAAGTTACTATCAATAATACTCCTCAAATTAACGATATAAAAGGATTAGGTGGAATGAGATTCCAAAGATTCATGTCTAGTATGAAACTTTCTAGTTTCTCTAAACTAGACTTATCATCTGTTGATACACTTAGTGATTCTCCTATTCCATTTGAAACAATATTTGTCAATGATGAAGACTTTTCTGATGTTCGACATATTGATTTAAGTAATACTAAATTTTGGAGTGGTAATGCTGGACAAGGCACATTTACAGTTAATATAGAGAAGTACACTAAGTTGAAAGACTTGAATATATCTAGTTCTGTTGTAACTTCTGTATCTTTACCTAATGCTTCTCTTTCTTCTTTGAATATTACTAATTCAACAGTTGAAGGTATTAATCTTGTTAATCAACCGTTATTGGAATCATTAGATTTCTCCGGTTGTAGGAGATTAAAAACAGTCACTGTTGATTCTTGTGATAAGATTACTGAATTAAATCTTAATAATCTAGGAGACTTACATACTATTAAGATTACTTCGTGTCCTAACTTAAAGTCTATTATATGTACAAATAATGGTAACTTAACTACATTTAATGTATCTAATTGTAATAATGTTGAAACAATTAATATATCGTCATGTACAAATAGGAATCTTATTGTTTATATTGTAGGCGCTCCTAATATTAAGACACTTAATATGTCTAATACTAATACAGCTAACGATATTCAAGCTGCGTCTGAACTTCCTAAACTTAGGACATTGAATATAACTAATAGTCAAGTTGAAGCTATACAATATGGTAATGCTGCAATTCCTACTTATAACGGTAATAAGATATTTGATGTTAGTCAATTAATCGACTTACAATTCAGTGTTCAAAACGCCAAAGGTGTACATTACTTTAAGTTTAATAATAATAAGGAACATCCTTTCAATGTAGGTTATGCATTCTTTGTTGGTTGTTCTAACTTAAAGAGAGTATTTGGACATATTAGTCTTAATAGTAATGGTGTATTCAATAAATGTTCTAAGTTCTATATTCACGAACCTAAAGAAAAGGTAAAAGGTATTACTCCTGATTATAATGGCGAATGGTTTGGTCCAGATACTAATACTGAACAAGGTTCTGTTGATTGGAGAAATAATACTAATTTATCTACTAACTTTAGTATTGGCACTACTGATTGTACTGATATGTTTAAAGCTACTAATTGTAGTATATATGACGTTTATTATTTCTTATATAAATGTGATAACGTTACGACTCTTAGTAGTTGTTTTGCTAGTGTTACAAATATTAAATGGGATTTGTTAGATAGTCCTCGTAGAATTATGTTCAATCACTGTACTAAAGTTGTTAATATGAATTCTATATTTTGGGGATTACCTACTCAGAATTTTAAGATACTTACTAGTACTTATGAATATGGCTCTACTGAACATAATGGTTTATTTAGTCCTCTAGTTAGTTTAAAATTTATGGACGATGCTTTTAATTTTGGTGGAACTAAATATACTGATTCTACTTTCTTAGGTAAATTTAAAGGAAATGTAGATTCTAAGTTAACTAGATTAAGCAATATTATTTCAAACATTAAATTTGTAAATAATATTAATAGTTCTCCTAATGATGAAACTATTGCAAATAATTTAGTTGCAGCTAATTCAGGAAATTTACTTGTACGATTGCCTGAATTAGAATATATAGCAAATATGTTCAATAACACTAATATTTACTTTAATCAAACAACTGATGAAGATGTAGAAGATAAAGTAATGTATTGTCCTTTATTCTATAAGAATACTAAATTAAAATATATACAAGATTCATTTAAAGAACTTATTAAATCTAATGGTTCTTTATATAATGTGTTTGGCGGTACTGTTAAGAATAAGGTTAATCTTAGATTTCCTACTGCTTTATACGGTATCTATAATTCGTTCTCTATTGGAGATAATTCTATTATTACATTTCCTATTCATAATTCAATGTTTAGTAGATTGAAGAACTCATTGAAGTACATTACTAATCAGCAAGCTATTAATCAGTCTACATTAGGATGTTTTCAAGGCTTTACTAAAGAGTTTGTTAAAGAAGAAGATGAAGTATTTCCATACGATGTGTTTACTAATTGTAATGCTATTGTTGAAATACCTGGATTCTTTTCCCGTTTAGTTCTTCCTATTGATACAGTAATTGAGTTACCTCTTAATTCATTTAAGACAAACTATAATCTTACTAATATATCATATCTATACTATGATATGAAGAATTGTAAGTACTCGCTTACTGGTAAAGGATTCTCTAATTGTAAACTAATTAATGTTCATAGATGCTTCTCTGAAATAGAAACTAGCTTCGTTAAGAAAGGTTTTATTCCTTATGGACTATTCTATATGGAACAAACTTCTAATGTTAGCTATAAAGGTTGGAATGAAGTAGATGCAGCTAGTCAGAATATTACAGAGAACTATGGTATAGATAGTGACGGTAATTGGATTGAAAATGCTGAAATGCCAGTAGAGATTACTTATAGTAAACAAAGAACTCTTCCTAGAAAGACAATAGTTAATATGTCTTATTGCTTAGAAAGATTTCAAAGTATAGAAGCACAAGGCTATACTATGAATTATGGTAATCTTACTCCTAGTAATTACGGAGATATAATAGTCCCTAATGAAAAGTATAATCCAGTTAAGTATATTCTTAATCCAAATTATGACCCTAGAGAATGGTTAGATGACGAACATACTATGCCTAACTACAATAGAGATATTCATAGAGTTATCTTGAATAAAGATTTCGATAAGTATGAACTTGCTTGGAATGAATATTGTGTTGATGGTCTTAGTGGATTAGAAGATATAGTTAGAGATAGTGCTCTTTATAGTGCAATTAGTACAGGAAGTATTAATTGTTCTCCTGTTATACCTGATAGATTTAAAGATAATGCTGCTTCTTTTGCTCCGCCTTCTAATACCGATACTAATAAGAAAGTACTTAATTATATATGTTCTCCTGACTTATTCTATTATTGTACTAATAACAATAATATGCAAGTAAATGGAGTGTTTTTTGGTAGTGGCAGAATTAATGGAGGGGTTGGATATAATTATCTTCATTATGGACTAAGAGGACGTATTCCGCCACATTTATTCTATCCTATTAGTAATGCTACTGATTTGTCTTATACATTCTATTGTATGCCATTATTAAACCCATATAAATGGAATGTTAATAATGGAGAAGACGGAGAGTTCTATTCGGCAGATACGTTCTCTAAGTTAACTAAGTTAATATCATTATCTAATATGTTCTGCTTTTGTATTATTCCTGCACATATTAACTTACCTATTGATTCTTTTATAAACTGTATACAGTTACAAGACATATCTTCGATGTTCTTAGCTGCACAGTTTGAATCAACATCTGAAATGGGACAACAAGTAGACGGAAACTTATTTAATAAGAATGTTAATCTTAGAAATATTAGTTATGCTTTTGCTAGTGGACAAACCGTAGGAGATTGGTCAGGTGGAAGTCCTAAGAAAATAGATTCTACACTGTTTAATGTTGATAAACATAAGCAACTTAATAATGTTACAGGATTATTCTATAATGCTGTTTCTACTGTCGGTAGTGTTCCGGAATTTTGGAATTGGCTTAATGCTCTAGGTGCTGCTAGTAGAGCTGATACATTTTATGCAATGAAAAAGTCTAATCTTAGTAACTCTGAAAGTATTCCTACTGATTGGGCTAATGGAATGAGAGATTAAAAAATTAATAATAGTATTGTGTAATTAAACAAAATTTAGTTTCTTGTAGCATCCCCCATAAAGGAGTGAGTATTAACAGTAATCACATCTCTTTATGGGGGAAGGTTGCAAAGAGTAATTAATAATCATTTAAAAGTAATTATCATGGATAATCGTATTTATAACAGAGCTAATGCAGCTAATAGTTTACAGATTTCTATAATGGGTAAAGTTGAAGCTGTTGCAGAGTTTTCTATTCCTAATGGAATGGGTGGTAAAGAACCTTTCCTATTAAAGAATATAACCGAAGACCCAATACAAGTAGAAGTAGTTCTTGCAGGTATGGAAGAACCTATTACTACAACTATTTATTCCGGTTGGAATGTTGAGTTAGTTAAACAAGTTAATAACGCTGTTGCTGATACGTTACAATATGGGTACTAATACTGGACTTGGTATAGGTATCGGTATTCCTTTTAAAAATAATGCTCTTGGTGGAGATAGACCGTATCTTCCACCAGAGCTTAAAGCTAGACTTATTGGAGTTTGGGATAATTACGGTAAAAAGAATACTGATGCTGATAGGAATATTATTAAGAATAAGATTCCTAATGCTGGCGGAGATTTAGAGATTCTAAATGCTGCATATAAATTAAATAGTGGATTCGGAAAATATAGTGAAGATTTTACTACTTGGACTAAAAGTAGTAAGATAACTTCTGTTGATTCCGAATCTTTTGATTTTGTTTCTGATGCTAATTTTAATTTATTATATTATAAGTCAGATATTGGAAAAGATATACCTTCTTTTAAAGTTCGTATTAAACTTAAAGTAGAAGGCAGAGTATATTATAATTATATAACTTCGGAAGGAGTATTTACTAATAAGGTTATTACATCAGAAGAATATGTAGTTCCTATTAGTTATAATACTAAATATACTGGTGAAACTCCTGTAAATTGTGGATTTTCTATTGGTATTACATCAGAAGAATGTAGTGGAACTATAACTCAAATTCCAAACTTTGAAGGAGCATTCGT